TTATTCTAATTGCATGTAATTCAGGAAGTTTTCAGCAGTCTTCTTAGACATTGTTTTTGTAACGTGAGTATATATGTTCATGGTTGTTTGTATATCTTTATGACCTAATCTAACTTGTACTTCTTTTATACTTGCACCTGCTTCAAAAAGCATAGATGCGTGGGTATGGCGTAATCCATGAATAGTAATTCTGTGAAGGTCATATACAGTCATAAAACTGTTTAAAAGCTCATTTGGATACGCAAGTCTAATTGGGCGCATATTGGCTCTTAGGAGGACGTTGGGGGGCTTGCTGACAATCCCATCTGCCAAAAGTGCTTCTTTCTGCTTTGTTCTCCAATTAAAAAGATGTTTGGCGGTTTGACTATCGATGTCTATCTTTCTATTGGAAGCATATTTTTTTGCAGTTTGAATAATTTCCTTTCCTTTTTCAAAAAACATGGTCTTATTTATATTAATTGTTTGCTCATTTAAATCGATGTCATCCCAGGTCAAGGCAATAAGTTCACCTTTTCTCATCCCAGTGTAAATAAGTAAATAGTACATGATGAAGTTTTGTTGTGACATATGCTTTTTTGCCAGAATCAGAAATTCTCTTATTTCATTCTTTGTCCAATAATTTCTTTCTTCTGATTTTGCCAAGAAAGATTCTTCCTTTTTAGGAATTGTTACATATTCCATTGGATTTTTTAAAATGTAATCCATTTTGATTGCATATTTAAATACAAGGCTAGCTTGAATTTTTATATCATTTACAGAGTCAATTTCATTGGATAAGTCATTAATCATTCTCTGACAATACCCTTTAGAAATATCTTTGATTTTTAACTTTCCAAACCTAGGTAAAATATGCTTTCTAAACTTAGACTGTTTGGAGTATATAGTACTTGGCTTAATTGTTCGGGAATGGATACCCCACCATTCTTTAAACACATCCTCATAAGTTAATGATTGTTTCACATGGAGTCCAGATTCTATTTCTTGTCTCAAATTAAGGTAGGCAGCTTGAGCTTCCTTTTTAGTTTTAAAACCTCTTCGAGTAGTCATGATCTTTTTGCCAGTACCAGGATCTATACCTACAATCAATTTAAACATCCACTTTTCGCCTTGCTTTGTCTTGTATTTTTGATAAGAGGCCAAGTAATCACTTCCTTTTACTTCTTTCTTCTATAAGTTCAATTAGTTCTAGCGTGTGGAGCAAACTTTTTACAATTATTCTAGATTCTTCTCGATTAAACTCTATCCCATCATAAACGTAGTTTTCTCCGTTAAAGTAAACCGCAATTAGCTTTTCTAAATCGCTTTTTAAATTCATATTATTTACAACTTTGTACGTAGAATGTTTTAGATTGTTCTTCAGGTATTCTAGCAATAATAAAATCTAAATCTGGAGCGTAAATAATAAATTGCTGGATAAAACTTAGCTCATCTATGTCCGGAAGAAGTCTTCTCTTTAGTGATCTTAAATTTATCCCTAACCGACTAGGAAACTCATTGTTTACAATTAGATCGGTAATAGTCACACTGCAACCTAATAAGGTTTCATTAAGTTCACTGTACTCTTGGGAGTATATAGGTGGGCTTAGGTCGAAATAAAAAACATTCTTATCCCAGTTTATTTCATTAGGGTATAACTGAAGAATATAATAATGGGGTGCTAATTCACCATCTATATATTGATAATCTAAGATTTGTTTAGGCATGATTTTTCTCCTTCCTTTTTTCAATAATTGTTTCTAATTTCCTTAATGCTTCAACAGTTTCGGGCATGTAAGGTCCTGCTTTTGGATGGCGAGATTCCATATAGGCCCGGTGTTCTGCATCTGATTTTGCTAGGAGGCATTGGTTCCTAAAATGGCTCATCCTTTTTTTAGCAAAAGACTTTGTAACGTTAAAGGTTTGACTAATATAATCAATTTCATTATGGAAAACTGAATCTAATTTTATTTCATCCTTTAGCAACATAAATGTAGGAACACAGAAGTGGTACATAAAACTATTTGCTTGAAATTCTTGAAGCTCTTTGAATGATTGATTGAAAACAAGTTGGTTGCCTACATGTTTAATTACATGACCCATCTCATGGCCGAAATCTTCCCACTGTTCTTCCTTTGAAATCGAGTCGTTCAATAAAATGCTATATAGTCCATTTCTTTTTAATACTCGACTTGGTCCAGGGTAAGTGTGAATCCATATCTCATAGTGTTGAGCAAAGTCATACATAATGGTGTTAGAAGGAGAGTCAATTCCTGCCTGCAAATAAATGTCTCGTATTTTTTCTTCTAGAGGTGTCATCTGGTAAATCATAATATCGCTCCTAACAAGGGAATGTATGTTCGGTTTAACCTTTAAATGAAAAGCCCAGTGTTAATTGGACTTTTTAATAAAAACTCATTATTATGTACCTAAAGAGAATCGTTTTTACCGGTTTTTCTTCTATTACTCCACGTAATCCCCATAATATTCCCAAAACTGACTATCTGAATTAACCGCATTTTTAGATGCATTCCCTATTACTTCTTGAGTTTCCTCATCTAGCTTGTCCCAGACAGTCCCTCTAATTAAGTAACCGTCTGAATATCTATAAAATCTATGTGGATAGTCCTTTTTTTCTTCTTTCCATTTTTCAAAATCTAACCCATCAATTGTTTCTTTTGTGAAAAAAGCAGAAACCTTTGTTAATCCAGTCATTTCAGTATCAGAGGGCTCGTAAGATGTGATTACTATTTCATCTAAATTTAGAATCTCTAAATGTTCAACAAAAGTCATAGCTACATTAGGGAAGCTTTCTTTACTATTATCAAGTGTTAATCTACTGTCGGAAATGTACTCAGCTGGATAGACTATGGCAACAGAACTTTCATCTATTACTATCTCGTATTGTTCAATAAGATCAGTGTTTTTTATTATAGAATCAACTTGTTCATTTAAAGGTAAACCTTCTATTTTGTCGTAAGATAGTTGCTTAGGTTCTTTAGAACAACCTGTGATAAAAAGTATAAGCATTATTAAAAAAAATTTTTTTTTCAATTTAATCCCCCTTTTACAGTACACTCTATCTCTTTTTTGGCTGCCTATCCCCAGGCTTTCGCCCTTTCTCTTTTTCTAGTAACCATTCTAAAGCTTTAAGTGCTTTCTCTTCTGTCATGTCTCCATCTCGAGCAGCTATCTGAGTATTAGGATCATCCAATATTTCTTTTGCTTTTTTGATCTGATTAACAGGCTTCTCAGTGCGTGCTGTTAAAAAGTCGAGGTCAACATCGAAGTAATCTGCAAACTTATGTAATATTTCTATATCAGGAGTTCTTGCCCCATTCTCATAACCGGATATCGTTGATTCTGCCAAGTTAAAGATGGCGCCAAATTCCTTCATGGTGTAATTTGTGTGTTTCTTTCTCAGTTCTCTTAGTCTAGAACCAAATTTCTTTTTATCCATATAAAATCACCCACTTCTTAGTACAATTATACTTCGCATAATGCAAAGAATAAATAAATTTCCTAAAAACTTCGCAAAATGCGTTGACACTTTGCGAATCGCATTGTAATATAAAGATAACAACGCATTATGCAAAGCTTAGGAGGTGGTTATCAATAATGAGAGGTCCAAAACAAGCAAGATTAAAAGCTAAGTATTCCATAGAATCCGCGGCGAAAAAATTAGGAATTTCAGGTGGATACTTATCTCAAATAGAAAATGGCCAGAGACAAGTAAGCGAAGATAGAGCTACACAAATTGCGAATTTATATGGCGTTGAAAGAGATCAAATTTTTTTACCCACTCGCTACGCGGTACGCGAAGTCGAAGGGCGAGAAGTGGTTTAATAATTCCAAAATTCAACCTAGGAGGTGAATCGATGTCAATACGACACAACCTAGAAATCAATAACAAAGTAATGCTTCTCGATGATTTGAAATTAAAAGGTGTTGTTGATTTTCGAATTTCAAACTCTGCGCAAAAAAAATACGCAGAGCTGGAAATAAAAATGCATGTAAATTTATCAAAGATTGTCTCTCAAGATGGAACTAACGATGTTTGCAGCAATTGTAGCAAGCGTGGTCAGGGATAAGGAACCGACTTCACTAGCTTTCGATTTAGTTTTATTCCAAATATTATCGTTTCTTATATTTGCTAAAAACTCATGACCTTTTGGATGAAGGTCTTGTACAGTAATTTGATTATTCCCATAAATGTTCAACTCGGTGATATAACCAGATTTATAACATTGACTAATGTGATATCTAATTTCTTTGTCGCTATATGGACTTAATCTTTCAAATGAATCACCAGTGTTGTATTCAAATTCATTATCAAAATCAACAACATCTTCAATAGTAAGTAAAATATCTCTTACACAATCTGGGTTCAATTTCATTTCAACACCCCCTTTCTATGAAAAGTATCACATAAGGGGAGATAACAAGCCATATAGGGAGGTGAAACATTTGCACAGTATCCGTGAAATTGAAGATAAGCTGTTGGAACTACATTTGGAATCCGTTATTCAGAAAGCATACGAGCAGGGTGTATCAGACGGAGTGAAGAAATTCTCACGCCCTGAGCTACTGACCAATTCAGATCTGGCAGATATGTTTCAAATTGCAAATTCTACTGTAATGAAGATGACTTCTGATCCTACTTTTCCAAGGTCTAAAGCGGTAAAAGCTAGATACCCAAGGGACCTAGTTTATAAATGGATCGAACAAAACTCTAACTGGATTGAACAAAATACCAATTATTTCAATAGGGAGGCGATTGGATGAAGAGTATCCCACCTCAGCTGCTTAGCGATCGTTACTGGCGTGGTACCATTCACTTGTTTCAAAATCACTACAAACTAATTTTAGTCTTCAACACTAAGTATTTTGACTTAGTATCGGGTGATGTTCGAGTGACTGCATTAAAGAGAGTAGCTGCACCATGGTCTGAAAGTGAGAAATTTGTGTTAGCTTTAGCTCTTCATCTTTTCAATGAGAGAAACAAAGTCAATTTGAGTGATATGGACTATCTGGATGATGAAAATAAAAGGCTCTGCATAGAAGCAATTAAATATCGATACATGTAAACATTTTCCCTGTAAATAAACGACCCACCAGGAGGTAGATAAGATGCAACATTTAAGTGTTTGTGAGAAAGATGGTCAGCGTGTCTTAAACACTTCTCAGCTTGCAGAATCATTTGGAACTGACACCAAAATCATCAATAGAAATTTCCAACGGAACTCAGAACGATATGTTCAAGGTAAACATTATTTCGCCTTAACGGGTGAAGAGTTAAAGACATATAAAGGGTCACGTCAAATTGACGACAGCCTAAAGTTCACGTCGGTTTTGTACCTCTGGACAGAAAAGGGTGCCTGGTTGCACGCTAAGTCATTGAATACTGATTTAGCTTGGGACGCTTATGAAAAACTTGTTGACGAATACTACCATGTTAAAAGTAATGTGGTCCCATTATCAAAGGACCAAGCCCTTGTCACGGTATTAAGGACCACAGCCGACTTGGTAGAAGGACATGAATCCATTGTCAAGGAACAAGCAGAATTAAAACAACTCATTAATAATGTAAATCACAAAGTGGAAGAACAAATTACGCTAGATTCTGGAGAGCAACGACGACTTCAAAAAGGAATTGCATTAAAAGTTTACGATCTCTGTGATGATCCTCAGATTCGGCCAAGATTCTTTCGGGAACTCCACAGAGAAATTAAAGATCGCTTCGGTGTTGCAAGTTATAAAGATTTAAAACGCAGGGAGCTCCAGACAGCATTGAGATACATAGAAAATTGGATTCCTAAGAAGGTATCTTAGTAAGTTACTAGTTTCTTCATATATAAATTTTAATGGATTTGGTAAGTATTGTCTGACCACAATCTGCACATGTGCAAAATCTGCACACAGGAGGGAGGTGATTTCGATGTCATTCGGAAAAATCCTCCGTCAATTAAGGGTGAAAGCTGGATACAGTCAAGAAGAATTGGCCGAAAAGATATTTTTATCTAGAAGTGCGGTCTCAAGGCTTGAAAACGACAATCTAGAACTGAAATTAGCAGATGCAATTAGGTGGTTTCAAGCCACAAGGGCGCCAGAGGCAGTGGCAGCTATGTTATGTGGAGTGGATATAAATACTTTACTTCAAGCTTTATCTATATTGGCAGGAGGGATTATTGCATGGTTTTAAAAAAAGAACAATTTCATGCTCATGATTTACAAAATGCACTTCGGGAATATCATGCAGCTAAAACTTGTATTGCAAGAATGGAAGAGAAATTGACAACTGGAGATCTACAGGAAGTGAAACTTACAGCGGTTGACTTTCTAAATTCAATATCAGCAGTGGAAAAATTACTAAAAAGAAAAGAACATTACGATCGTTTAACTCAAACAGTGGAGGACTTAGCAAAACGAGGAATTGATATCACCTTGATTAAACGGTCCATATCATAAGGAGGGACGAGCAATGAGGATTCAAGCAAAGCATTGGCTGGCACTTACTAAGTTCGAGAAGTATGTATTACTAAAAAAATGCACAAAAAAAGCAGCAAGCTAAGTGGGTTAGCTTACCGCTTTTCATACTAGTAATACGAACAATTTCATCATAACATACACACGTATGTTCGGCAAGACTTTGTCCTGCCGTCATGACTAGGAGGGTTGATGGTTCCCCCTTAACTAACTTCTTCCTGGTTATGACAGTGCGACAAAGCACTAAAAATGACCCGTGGTGGGGCCACGAGTCAAGGTAAGTGGGTAGAAAAATTCAGTTGAATATATTCTATCCTAATTACCGAAAAAACTCAATTAGGAGGAGATTAAAAGATGATTGAATTGGTTTTTAGTGGTAACAAATTTGACCAACAAAGACTAACAAAGTCCGGTGGTCAAATCACGATCAAGCAGAATGGCATGCCTGTATTCCAATTTAAAACCAAGGCCCAGTTCACGAAATACGTTCAACTGGGGAAGAAGGGAGCTAGCGCTTAATGAAAAACATTACGCTTCATCGGTTAGAGCTAAAAAACTTCAAAGGTGTGAAGTCATTCGCCCTTGAGGTGCACGGTGAAAATGTAAAAGTATACGGTGACAATGCTACTGGAAAGACGACTCTATTCGATGCCTTTGTGTGGTTGCTCTTTGATAAGGATAGCCAGAACAAAAAAGACTTCTCTATCAAAACATTGAATAAGGGGAAAGAGTTGCACGGACTCGAACATGAGGTTGAGGCTACATTTTCAGTAGCTGATCAAAAGCTTACTCTTCGGAAAGTCTATTCGGAGAAATGGACCAAAAAGCGAGGAGGGGCAGAGAAACAGTTCTCAGGTCATACAACTGACTATTACATTGATGGTGTGCCTTCTAAAAAGAAAGATTACTTAGACCAGGTAGAGTCCATCGTGAACGAGGATATTTTCAAATTGTTAACTAGCCCATCGTTTTTCAATGATCAATTACATTGGAAGGATCGACGCAACACGTTATTGGAAATTTGCGGGGAAGTAACAGAGGAAGATGTAATTGCTTCTAACAAAGAGCTTGCTTCACTCCCGACTATCCTAAAAGGTCGCACAATTGAGAATCATCGAAAAGTTATTGTTGCACGTAGGGCAGAGATAAACAAAGAGTTAGACAAAATACCAGTCCGAATTGATGAAATAGAGCATAACCTTCCTTCGGTTGATGGCTTGGAAAAGTCATCATTAGAGGAACAGATTGAAACAATCACTTCGCAAATTGATGAAAAACAAGACATTATCAGCAACATCCGAAATGGAAATGCTATTTCAACGAAACAGAGAGAAATTCAAGAAATCGAGTTGGAGCTCCTACAAATAAGACAGCAACATGAAGCGGGCACGAAGGATGAATTATACAAGCTGAAAGCGCAAATTCAAGAGGAAAAGTCAGCTATCTCTCTGCTGGAGTCCAAACAATCTAATCTAAGACAAAAGAAAAAATTCAATGATGACAGTATTACTTCCACGGAAAAGAAATTGCAACAACTGAGGCAAGAATGGACGGAATTAAACGAAAAAGAGTTTGTCCATAACGATGAGTGCGAATGTCCAACATGTGGTCAGGTTCTCCCAGAGGAACAAGTTTCAGTCACAAGGGAAAAAGCGTTAGCACAATTTAATCTTCAAAAGAGTAACCAACTTGAAGAGATTGATACATCTGGTAGACGCATCAAAACCCAGAAAGAATCCTTGTTATCCGAAAATGAGCAACTAACCGGAGAATACGAGAATAATAGTTCCCTCATTTCTGAAAAAGAGGAAAGTCTTCTTCAACTGAACGAACAACTTAAATTACTAGAAGGTTCTGTCGTGGACATCATGGACAACCAGTCCTATGCGACAAAATTACAGGAGAAATTAGACTGTACAAGCGAATTAGACAGAATTCGACTAGATGCTCAAACTTCCATTAGAGAAGTAGAGAAAGAGGTTCAGAGTCTGAAAGAACAAAGGCTTGCCATTCAAAGCGATCTAGCAAAGTTTGTAACGGTAGATCAGTCAAATAAGCGGATAGAAGAATTAATGCATCTGGAAAAACAATTAGCTACAGAGTTTGAAAAATTGGAACAGGAACTATTCCTTACAGAAGAATTTATCCGTTCTAAAGTCAACTTGCTGGAGGAGAAAATAAACTCCAAATTCAAATATGCCCGATTCAATTTGTTCAAAACCAACATCAATGGCGGTTTAGAAGAAATATGCGAAACAACATACAATGGTGTTCCGTATTCAAGCGGGTTAAATAATGCTGCAAGAATAAACGTTGGCTTAGATATCATCAACACTCTATCTGAGCATTACGGTGTATCTGCACCAATATTTGTAGATAACAGCGAAGCGGTGACACGATTAATCGATGTAGGTTCCCAAGTTATTCAGTTGGTAGTCTCAGAGCAAGATAAGGTGCTGCGTGTAGAGTATCCGAACCATAAGGAGGCAATTTGATGAGTAGCCAAAATCAACTATCCATCATTCAAAAAGACATCACGGATGATGTGAACAAGAGCTTAACTAGGTTGCAGGACGATGGATTGGTCCTGCCTCCTAATTACAACGCTAGTAATGCGTTAAAGAGTGCCTTTTTCAAACTACAAGAAGTAAAAGATCGAGAAGGTAAGCCAGCATTAAGTGTTTGTACAAGAGAATCAATCGCGAACACATTATTGGATATGGTTACACAGGGTTTAAGCCCTGCCAAAACACAATGCTATTTCATAGTTTACGGCAATCAATTGCAATTAAATCGGTCCTATTTTGGCACTCAAGCAGTTCTTAAACGATTATCGAATGTAAAAGATATTTGGGCAAATGTGATATTTGAAGGGGATGTGTTTGATTACGAGGTTGCAGGTGGTCGTGAAAAACTATTAAAGCATGAAACAAAATTTCTGAATAGAGATAACGAAATTTTAGGGGCTTACGCGGTGGTTAAAACCAACGACGATGAAGAGTTACTAACAGTTATGACTCGTAAAGAGATCGATGAATCATGGGGGCAATCCAAGACTAGTCAAGGAGTACACAAGAAATTCCCACAGGAAATGGCGAAACGTACAGTCATTAATCGTGCTGCTAAAGCCTTCATAAACACATCTGATGACAGTGATTTACTTGTAGATGCCATCAACCGATCGACAGAAAATGAATATGAAGACGATCGCAAGGAAGTTAATCCGGTATACGCTGCACAAAAGGAAATTGACCAAAACGCCAATAAAGAGCTCCTTGATGTAAAGGGAAGGAAGCCTTTAGAAAAACAACCTGAAATAATTGATGGGCGAACGGAAAATGACGGAAATCATCAAGAGGAATTATTTGATACCCCTCCTAAAGGACCTGGTTGGTAATGATTGAGATCACAGCACTTGCATCCAGTAGTAAGGGGAACTGTTACCGGGTTACTGACGGCCATACACCCCTTTTACTGGAGTGCGGCATCAACTATCGAGAGATTCAAAAAGGCTTTAATTTTCAAATGTCAGAGGTCGCAGGGTGCTTAATCACACATGAGCATGGCGACCACTGCAAAGCCATAAGAGACGTTCTAAAAGCAGGGATTGATTGCTACATGTCAACTGGAACTGCAGGCGCAATTGGACTAAATCATCACCGTATAAAACACGTAAAGGCCCAACAGCCATTTACTATCGGTACCTGGACGATTTTACCCTTTGATGTTCAACACGATGTGAGTGAGCCATATGGCTTTCTGCTCGTAAATAACGCTGGTGAAAAGCTTTTATTCGCTACAGATACCTACTACATCAAATACAAGTTCACAGGGCTTACACACATCCTAGTGGAGTGTAACTACTCGATGGAAATATTGAATCAGAATATCTTGGACGGTTCTGTCCCAGCTGTCATGAAAAAACGACTTTTGCAGTCTCATTTTAGTCTAGAGAATGTCAAAGAGTTCCTAAATGCAAATGATCTATCCAAGGTACAAGAAATATGGCTGCTTCACTTAAGCGATTCCAATAGTGATGAAGTGAAGTTCAAGGAAGAAATTATGGCCCTCACAGGACGTAGAGTATATGTCCCATAGCCTACAAGTTGCCATTCCACCATGTTATGTATGGATGACAGAGGGATTACCCAATAGAGGGCAGTTATTTAAACGTTATGTACAAGGTTATATGGCTCTGTATTATCCAAGTTATGAACTAGATAAGATATCAGGTATGACAGCGATCCTCAAGCCATTAGAAGACTAAAATCCATAGGGAGGGATGATGATGGATGGCTGATGTACAACTAGAAAAAGGCTATATAAGGCTTGCAACAGAACTGATGAACGAAGTCATTAGGAGAGATTTTTCAAAGAGGCAGTTGGCTATCATACACTTCATCATCCGCCTTTCATATGGCTGCCATCGAAAAGATTGTTTCATAGAGAAGTATAACTATTTTGAAGTAGCTGGAATCAACAAGGTTGATATTAAGAAAGAATTAAAGTTTTTGAGAGAATGCGGCGTCATTAATTGGGATGAAAATGACATGATTTTTTCCATAAATAAGGATTATGACAAATGGCAAATAACTCCTTCAAAGGGGTTTGATAAGGAGAAATTCGATCAGATAATCCACCAAAATTTGAGAAAAAAAGTTAGTGAAATACTAACTAAAAAAGATGAAAAAGTAAGTAAAACACTAACTGACCTTGAAGCCCTAATTAGTAAAACACTAACTAATTTAGGGGTAAAAGTTAGTAATTCACTAACTTCGGAGTTAGTAAAACACTTACTTCAAGACCTCGAAAACGATTGGGAGAGTAAGGACGAAGAGGTCCTTAAAGATAGTATTAAAGATATTTATTTAAAGATAAAAGAGATAGATGATGATAAGGATGATGATACAGTGCCAAATTATTTCACGGAATATGAACAAAATTTTGGTTACCCACCAGCTTTGTTGATTGAAGAATTTTCTTTCTGGATAGATAGCAGCGAAAGTCAATTTACTGATCCAGAAGAAATCATCATCGAAGTGATTCGTAGAGCCAAAAAGCAAATCCCTAATAACCCTGCAAAGTATATTTCAAAAATCCTTAGAGATTTACACAACATGGAGCTCTACAGCTTGGAAGCAGTACAAGCCTATAATCAAAAATTTGATGAAAAATTAGCTAATGGAGGGGCAAATCATGGAAAGAAAGTTCACCAGTATCGCAGAGGTGATGTCAGACCTACAAAAGAAAGCCCTGATTCGATCACAGGTGGCCAGCTTGGAAGAATCGGAAAGCGCAAATCAGTATAACTGTTCCCAGTGTAAAGATAAAGGTTTCAATCTTGTAACTAAACCTGTGCATGCAGACGATGGAAAACAGCTTTATTGGCCTTCAGGTGAACCAAAAGAACAGGAAATCTTAGTTGATTGTGTATGTGCGAAGAAAAGGCAATCACTTCACCTGATGAAATTTAGCGAAATAACTAACGAGTTCAAGGGCATGACCTTCTCTGGCTTCTCGATTGAAGACAAGCATGAATTAGTTCAAGAAGCCTACCAATGCGCCATTGATTATTACAAGGATTTTGATGGTATCCGCAAAGCGAGATGCAACAGCATTAGCTTGCTTGGACAACCTGGTGTAGGAAAAACACATTTGCTCACCGCTTTAGCAAATAACTTGATTCAGAAAAAACAAGTAAGTGTTCTGTATTTCCCCTTCGTAGAGGGTTTCAATGATCTGAAAGATGATTTTAATGTTTTGGAGGAAAAGCTCACAAAAATGAAAAGGGTAGGCGTCCTTTACATAGACGATTTGTTCAAAGGTCGTGAGTATCCTACACCCTTTCAACTGGAGCAAATGTTTGCGGTTATAAATTATCGGTACCTAAACCACTTGCCTATCATGGTTTCATCGGAAAAAACCATCGATGAATTGTGTGATATCGATGAAGCGCTTGGAACACGAATCTTCCAAATGAGTCGAGATTACACCGTAATTATCAAAGGTGATAGAAAGCAATTAAATCATAGATTAGCAGGTGCCCCAGCCTAGAAAGGAGGTAGAAATGAGTACATTGCTTAGAAAAAAGCGCCAAGAGAGAAGGGATTACTTGATGCACCAGCTAAAGCGTCATGGCGTTTCCAAATCCTACGACGGGTCGGACTTGAAAACTATTAATCTATCAGAGTTGGAAAGGCTTCATATCAAAGTGAAATGCGATTTTGGTAGGGAGTCATCGAAGGAGGAAAATAAGTGAATTGTCCTGTTTGTAATAGACCACTGAAAAGCGAAAAGAGTATTGAGAGGGGTATTGGTCCAGTTTGTGCTCAGAAGCTTAAGGATAGGGAAAATGAGCCTCCAGATGGGCAACTCTCTTTTGAAGAAGAAACTGTGTTGGTGATTAAGTAAATGATTAGGCTTGATATCCCTGTTGTCCCTATGGGAGCTGTAAGAATGACTGGAAGAGGTAAGTTTGTTAAATCAAATGCACAAAGGTACCTTGCTTACAAAGAATTTCTCCGATGGCATGCAAAAAGCAAATTAAACAACAATCCACTAATGAATGGACCACTAGCAGTTGAAATTAGGTTTACGATGCCAATACCGCAAAGCTGGAGTAAGAAAAAACATGATACAGCAGTAGGAAAGTATCATACTAAAAAACCTGATGCAGACAATCTGGTAAAGGGTGTTTTTGACTCTCTTAACAAGATTGCATGGCAGGATGACAATCAAGTTTCACAGGTGACGGCCATTAAAATATATGGCGAAAAACCAGGTATTGAAGTGAAAATTCACGAGTTAAAGGGAGTGTGAACGTGAAAGTTTCTGCCCATGAAGTCAAACATGCTCTCGGTATTAAACACCAAAGTGATTTCTTTTTAACTGAAGTAAAGAATGGATCTACATGGAGTAATGATAATTTAGCAATTATGGATGCTTTGGCTATAAAAAAAAGCTGGTCTAAACCTTGCTTAACTGGGTACGAGGTGAAAGTTTCTCGTCAAGATTTTCTTAACGATGATAAATGGCCAATCTACAAAGAATATTGTCATCGTTTCTACTTTGCTTGTCCCAAAGGGTTAATTGAGCCAAATGAACTGCCAGATGATGTAGGGCTCATTTGGTTCAACCCTGAGAAAAAAACTTTGTATACCAGAAAAAAGAGTAAGTTCCGCCACATAGAAATGCCAACAGATATGTTTTATTACATCATCCTAAGTCGGATGGACAATGATAGGCATCCTTTCTTTAGCAGCAAACGAGAGTGCCTAGAAAAGTATGTGGAAGATAAAACGGATAAACGTGAACTAGGTCGTAGAGTCTCATCTAAACTCATTCAAGAAATGAATGACATGCATTCTAGACTTGAAAAGCTTGAACGAGAAGCCAAGAAAAATAGTGAAGCATTAGAGCAAAATAAAAAAGTTATTGAAATTATGAGAAAGCATGGAATGAGCCCTTATAGGTGGAACTTTGAAGTGGAATTGGATAAGGCATTGAACACTTCTGTTCCTCCTAACTTTCTAGAAACGCTAAATACCATCCGAAATGCAAGTAACCAGCTTTCTAACATGGTGAAGGAAAAAGAAATTGTATGAAAGGTGTAATTGTTATTGCTGATGATCGTACGGAATGAATGAAGAAAGAAGACAGGGATGTGGCGTGTCAAACACGCTGCTCCCAATATAGAAAATGTGCAAGCCGATATGGAACGGACTGTAAGAGGCTAGGTGGTACAGAAATACCCAAGATACGCCAAGAAAGAAGGCGAGGAGATGTTGCAAGGAATTTGCGTAAAAGCTGATAGCGCTGACGTGCTGTCTAAAGGAGAGAATTACTATCTCTTTCCGAATGGTCCAGAACATTACTATGTATCGAGATACCCTAATCAGGGCGCTCACAAAGGCTGTTATCACGCAGAGAGATTCCAATTAAAACACAACGAGATGGAACTACATAAGGACAAGTTATATTCTGCTGAATTGATTTTCACGGAGCCGGGCTACAAAACTAAACTCTTCCAGAGATATTTTATCAGGCCCAGCAAAACCCATTGTTATTTTTACAAGGACGCAGAGCAACAGAAGTTAATGGGTTGCTATCCAAAAGAATGGTTTAAGGATTTTGAAGAAATAGTAAGTGTAGTTGAAAGTGAACAAGCAGATGTTTCAGAGTTTGAATATCAGGAAGATAAGCCAGAAATTTTGGAGCAACTAAGCCTTTTCTAACTTAAGTTGAAATCAATATGGAGAAAGAGGGGGGCCAACGATGCCAAGAGTAGTTGAGTTTCGCGGAATGGACGTTATGACTGGTGATTGGGTCTATGGTAATCTCGTTAAACTTGGAACGGGATCTCATTACATCATTCCACAAAACTTTATCGGTAATAATGTTCCGCAAACATTGGTGGATAAAGAGACGATCGGCCAGTTTACGAGAATGGAAGATAAGAAAGAAAAGAAGGTATTCGAAGGAGATATAATTTGGTCGGTTACTACAACCATTAAAAGCGGAGAGAAAATCGAGTCCATTGAAGTAATAAACGACATACGTTTTGTGGATGAACTATTTCAATGTGACGAATTTGTCGTAGTTGGAAATATCCATGAGCATCCTCATTTGCTGGAAACAGGAGGAGAGTAGTCATGAATGCAAGTGAAGCAGTCTTTTTAAATCAAAAGAATTTCAAAAAAGGAGATTGGGTTAGTATTTCCCATATTAGTAGAGATATAAACCCTATTGCACTAGGATCAATTGGATTTGTCACAGTAGTACATTCAGAGGAAGAGTCAGCAAGTGTTTTATTTTTGAAGCATGGCAGCGGTAAAGAAATTATGCGACTAGAATGTATGAACTTTGAAAACTTATCTATACTTCCTGTTTCTTTAGAAGGAGAGGACTTACAGGCCCTAATAGACATTGCATTAGACTCTAATGACAAAGAATGGTTCCAGGAGCTTACGGAAAGGTTACAGAAGGAGTTGATTGGCTGGTGAAAGCTACAATGCAATTGAAGGCTGAACAGTATATGGCCATGGCCGTCGGCATGTTTCAGAATGAAGGATTTTCAAAGACAGAGATCACAGCTATGTGTAATGGATATTTTGAGAAATTTAAGCGTGACAAGCAAGCTCAAAAGAATTACTCCACCCCGAAGGAAAGAGATCCTTTCTATGAAGTGAATGGCAATGTGATTAAGGCTACTTTTGGGCGGAAGTGAGTGTTGACCGAAAATGTGAAGGAGGAATAAGTTTGCCAATATTAACTTCAAATGTCCAAAATGTGGAAACCCAATGGGATTTGATTATGCAGATTACGATTTAAGGGATGCAATAGATAACAAAAAAACGTTTTATCATTACGAAAAAATAGAGTGTGGAAGTTGTGGAAAGAAACTAGTAACAGTTCCTTGGATCGCAGTATATGACGAAGATGAAGAAGAAGCAGTCACGTTTGTGTAATGTCTCAATTCGACCAAACAGAGAGATTTCAGAATTTAATTCCCTTCTAAGGCGAATAATGCTCTTGAGGTGAAGAAAATGGATTTAGCAACTAAAGGACAAATCGTTCACCTGAAATCAAAGGTTGTGGATTTGGGCTTGAAAGTTGAAGAGGAAAGGGAGAAGCTACAATCTCCTGAAAGATGGATGGAAGATATCAAATATATCCTCAGAATGTTGGATGAAATGGAACCAAAATAAAAAACCTCTGAGAAAACCCAGAGGCATGGCCAGAATCTCTCCTAACCCGACAACTAATTATACCATTAGGAGGGGTCCTGGTGCACTTAGATATAGAAAAAATGACCGCAGAAATTGATTTGATGAACAACAAAAAAATGTATGTCGTGAAAGACGGTAAATTAATAGAGCATGACCTTCCTGATTATGGCGAGATAAATGTTGTTGTCTTTGACGGGAAGGTTGATCGGTTAGAAACCTTGTTAAAAAAGAAAATATAAATTTGAACAAGGCAGCTTCTGTGTTGTAGGACTTGGAGGTTAGCTGCTCTTGTTCTGTCTTTTATTGTTCCAATGAAAAATTTTCTTATACAATAAAACATTTCTAGAGGAGATAAAAATGCAATTAGACTTGTTTAGAGAAATCATAGTCGATAATTTTGCTGGTGGTGGCGGTGCTAGTACAGGCATTGAAATGGCTACAGGATTATCAGTTGATATCGCGATTAATCATGATCCAGCTGCAATTGCTATGCATAAAGCAAACCACCCGGATACAGAGCATTATTGTGAATCAGTGTGGGATGTGGATCCAGTAAAAGCGGTAAAAGGCAGAAAGGTAGGGTTAGCCTGGTTTTCGCCTGACTGCAAACACTTTAGTAAAGCCAAGGGTGGCAAGCCTGTCGAAAAGAAAATTCGAGGACTGGCATGGATTGCAGTTAAATGGGCAATAGCGGTAAAGCCAAGAGTAATAATGCTTGAAAACGTAGAAGAATTCAAAACATGGGGACCACTAACACCTGAAGGGTATCCAGATGATAAACAAAAAGGAAAAACCTTTAAATCCTTCGTGAAAACTCTTGAAGCGTTAGGATATAAGGTGGAATTTAAAGAACTGAAAGATTGTGATTTTGGAGCACCAACGATAAGAAAAAGATTCTTTATGGTTGCTAGGTGTGATGGTAAGAAAATCGAGTGGCCCAAACCGACTCATGGTGATCCGCAAAGTTTGGAGGTTCAAGCTGGTAAGTTAAAACCTTGGAGAACTGCAAGTGAGGTCAAGGATTTCCTTCTAATTATATCATCGATAGAGATTATGAAGAAAAACCATATCCAAAGACACAGCAAGTCGCCAGATGCGGAAATGCAGTACCGCCACCATTCGCAGATGCTTTAGTAAGGGCGAACTTACTAGAATATTGCGTAGAGGAATCAAGATATAAAAACGCGGTTGCGTATTAGATTTATAGCGCAATAGAAGGAGGAATAAAAAATGAGTGTAGTTTTAAAGGAAAGAGCGTTACATTTTCTGAATCAAATGGAGATTCTTGAAAGTCAAGGGGGAGATAATGCTTATGCTTTGGTTGAGAATAATGAAGAAAACAGATACTTGTTAACCGAAGCAGGAATACCAATTGAAACTGCTTTGAAATACGGAGATGATAAAACATTTTGCATTATAGCGTTAGCTTGCGGAGAAGGGTTTGCAAACTGGTATGACGGCACTAAACTTTCTTACAATGCAAAACCACACTTCAAAGTATGTCTCCATAAGAAATGCGCTCACACGCTCGAAAGAAGAGATGACCATTGGACTCTGGATGGAGTAGAAATTGACCAAGAACACGCAATCAGTGAATTAGTAGAAGCAGTACAAGATTTAGGATATTGGTGTCAAGTTGCAAAAGATGTTTTACCTACTGACGATTTCGATATGGTGCAAGAAGCATACGAACATAACGAGGATTAATGCACATAACGAAAAAAACCGAATAATAGCCTAACCAAGAACTGGAGGGCACTAGACAACGCTTAGCGTTTGTTTAGTGCTCTTTATTTTATTTACTGGAGGAAATTAAATGAGATTAGAAAACGTAGAAATTAATAGAAGTACAAATAGACTAGAAATTGATATAATGGAACTAAAAGGAAGCTTTGCCATTGTTGTTTGTGATGGCGTAGCTAAAATTACAAATTTACCTATTCATGGTGAAACAAAGATTGTTACGCACCAAGGTAAGGTGAAAAGAGTAAAGTTTGACGAGGGGGAAGAGTTCTGAAGGCAGTTAAAAATTTTAATAGTATTTTTTCATTACTAGTAATAACACTAATTTCTTTTTCAATTTCAATTCATAGGTGCACCACCTTCATAGGAGATAATATAAAAGTTATATTTTTAAAGTTAAAGGAAAGTATATGGGATATCGTCAGGATAATAATTGGAGTTGTATTAAAATTTCTTTTAATAGCTATATCACTATTTGTATTATCTGGTGTATTATCAATATTTTTCAATTCATATACAATTATTTTCTTTAAAATTTCTGCCATTATTATTACAACTTATATATCATTACTAATTTTAAATTTTTTTACTTGGAGTTATGAACGTTTAGATATTAAAAGTTACGAAAAGAATCTAAAGTCAACTACTAATTCAAAAAATACTTTATTCTTTTGGATGACTAATCTAAATGTAGATAATAAATTTTTTTATGAAATATTAAAAGATACAAACGAAATTGACGTTTTAAATAACTTGAAAGAAATAAAAAATAAAATTTTCCAAAGGGTTAATTCAGAAGCAGATTTAAAACTAATCAATGGATACTTAAGTCTTTATGAAAAAAATAATTTACTAAGTAAAACAGGTTTATATTTGTTTGCATCACTAACATTTTTTTCATCGTCCTTAGTAACAAATCGATTTACAACTCCAACTAATATTAATACAATCATTGAAAGAATTTTTATGGAAGAAAGTTCAGGACAATTTAAAAATACAAGTGACCTTATTGAAATAATCGGTTATATTTTCCCGTTCTTGGCACTTGTGTATTTTGTGTATCATGAATTTACTAAAGAGAAACGAAGAATCCAATTTATTAGAATGATACTCAATGTAATTATAGAGGAAAAGGAAAAAGAAAGAGAAAGAGAAATCAAGGCTTCTGTTGGAGTGGAGGGAAATAAATCAGGGTAGGGTAAATAGGGTGAAGTTTGATGAGGGGGAAGAATTTTGAGTGCAGAAGCATACTTAATTAATAAATCAGAAGAGATTATAGCTGAAATTTTTGGAGAAATCCCTTTGGAACGCAATAAAGAGCCGTTGATTTCAAAGATAATGCCATTACTCTTATTTAGGAAAATAGCCGAGAAAAATAAAGCAATAGAAATCTTGCATAATAACAAATGTGGAGAACCTACACTGAGTTTAGCAAGAAGTGTTATTGAAAATTGTTGGTATTTAATGTTTATGATAGAGTGCAATTCTGATTTTAGATCGATAGCGTATTATTATTTTGATAGAAAAGAAAGTGCCGTTAGCCAATTAAAGCAATTTGATTATTTTATCAAAGTGCTACAAAAGAATATTGATAAATTCGAAGAAAATATAGAACATTACCAAAGTAAGAATAAGTTTTTTGAATTGATGAAAAATAAAAATATTAACAGAAGAGATCTTGCCCGATTAAATTGTAGTAGTTTGAAGGATACTGAAAAAGCCAATTTATTTATACAAGGTTACGAAGATAGGATTGATGAATATCATAATGACATCATTTCAAATAATACTGAAATTGAAAGATTGAGAAAGAGTATTACAGAAAAAAGAGATCAAATCTTAGAAATCAATAATGCTAAGCAAAAGCTTAAAAACGAATTGTCGAGATTATCTTCCCAAAGTACATTTAAAGAGGTTAGAAGTGAAATAAAAGCATTAAGAAAACAAAATGTAAAAAAAATTACTTGGTATTCATTAGAAACAGGGATTAATAGTATTTATGCTTTAGCTGTAAGTATTGGTCGCGAAGATGAATATAGCATTTATGGAAATCTGTCACAAGAAGTGCATACTTTAAACGCTACTAATCAATTAACTGTTAAAGATGGTGAGGTAGTACTCAATAATATTGTAAAAGAAAGTGAAGAAGCTAGATCTATAGCATTTCAATATTTATCTTACGCGATAGTAGCAGTTCTCGAACATTACAAAAAAGATAAGCAATTAGATGAAGTGAAAAAAACAATGAGGAACTTTTATATATAGTTCTACCAGCCAACTGGAGGACACTAGACAAGCAGTTATTACTGTTTGTTTGGTGTCCTCTTTTTGTATTTATTTTCTCATAAGGGGATAGAAGGATGAATGGAAGCCTAGCTGAGCAATTAAATAATTGGAAAAAGAAGCATACACCCAAAGAGCAGCCCCAAAAGAAAAAAAGAAAAAAAACTGAGCAATTGAGTGAACAGGATATAAGAGAGCTCATGGGGACAAATGGGCCTAGGTATGTACGTAAAAAGGGTGGAGCTTATATACAACGATAAGGGGGAAATAGAATGGTCGGACAAATTGAGGAGTTAATACGTGACTACAGCTGGATGAAAAATGAAGTGAGAAGACTTGAAAAGATCATTCACGGAGAAACTATACCTATGAGAAATTGGGGTGTAGCTCAATATGGAGATGAAGCGTCTTTGCCTTCAGGAAGTAAAGGGAAAAGCCAGGCAGAATTAAAGGATGCAGATATAAGAGAAGAGCGTTTGCTTAACCGATTAGATAAATATCAACAAATGGTTTATGCCCTTGAAATGGCGGGGGAGCTCCTGGAAGATGAATTGGAACGAGTTGTGTATGATTGCCTATTAGACAGAATGAGTTACCGAGCTATTGCATACCATGTGGGTTTTTCTCGGAACCAAGCCAAAAAGACCAAAGATGCCATTCTGAACCAATTGAGCCAAAATAGCCACTTTGTTACATTGTTGAATTTAGAAAAAAAAGCTGTGTAAAATGGAAGGCAGGACGGGGAGGCAGATTAATTGAGGCTCTCCACAATATATCGGGAACGGACGTCACCTTCGGTGGCGTTTTTTTAGGGAGGTATTGAGTTTGATTATAGAAAAAATAAAGATTGAGAAAATAAATCCTGCTCCGTATAATCCGCGGAAAGATTTGCAACCTGGTGATGCAGAGTATGAAAAACTCAAAAAATCCATAATCGAATTTGGTTATGTAGAGCCGTTGGTATGGAATAAGCAAACGGGAAACCTTGTAGGAGGTCATCAGCGTTTTAAAGTTTTAGTGAATGATGGCTTTAGAGAAGTAGATGTCTCTGTAGTAGATATGGATATCACGAAAGAAAAAGCACTCAATATCGCTTTAAATAAGATAAGCGGTGATTGGGATTTAGATAAGTTAGCAGAAATCCTTCAAGAATTATCGGAGTCCTCATTAGGTTTTGAGGTTACTGGTTTTGATCAGATTGAATGGAATGAGTTAATTGATAGCTTACCAATTGATTCTGAGATAGATGCACCAGTAGAAGAAGATAACTTTGATGTTGAAGCAGCTGTCGAAAGTATTGTAGAACCAGAAACGAGATACGGGGATGTCTGGAAGCTAGGCAGGCATGTGCTAGTTTGCGGTGATGCTACAAAAATAAAGGATATTGAAAAGCTTATGGATGGTGAGAAAGCAGATTTAGTTATAACGGACCCTCCTTACAACGTTGCTATTAAAAGTGATTCCAAAGAGTTAAGTAAATCTGGTCGTGATTCGATTTTGAATGACGATATGTCTGCAGAAGAGTTTGACAGCTTTCTAGATGGCGTATTTCAAAGTTATTCGCATCTTATGAAAGATACAGCAGCCATATATGTATTTCATGGCTCCTCTTATCAAAGGGAATTTGAGAATGCTATGAATAAGCACAATATTATAGTTCGTGCACAATGCATTTGGGTGAAAAATTATCCTTCATTCGGTTGGAGTCAATACAAATGGCAACATGAACCTGTTTTCTATGCATTTAAAAAAGGAAAATCACCAACTTGGCACGGAAATAGAAAACAATCTACTGTTTGGAAAGCTGGTTTGCCAGAAGAAATTCAGGATCCATCAACAGTTTGGGAAGTGAGTAGAGGAAATATAAACAAGTATGTACACCCTACTCAAAAGCCTTTAGAGTTAATTGCTATTCCATTGAAAAACAGCAGCAAGAAAAGTGATCTTGTAGTGGATCTGTTTGGTGGAAGTGGTTCTACTCTAATGACATGTGAACAAACTGAAAGGACATGTAGAACGTTAGAATTAGATCCTGTTTTTTGTGATGTTATTAAAAAGCGATTCTATGAACATACGGGAATAGAGCCAGGCTTGATCTAATCAAAATAAAAAAGAGAGGTGCTGGAACACCTCCCTTAAAGAGAGCCGAAACATCGGCAGAGATAGTGGAAAAGCTGTGGCCACAGTTGTATGAAAGCCACTATCTCACTTTCATTATATTTGAAAGGTCGGTGGGAGGCAATGAAAAAAGAGAACAAATGTTCTAATTCAGATGAGTTATTGATTGAACATGAAGTCGCCTTAGTGAGTGGAGTCCTTGAATCAAAAGAGAAATATAGAAAAATCATACAGGCGGGCATAGCTCGATGGGTAAAAGACTTTCAAGAAGGCAGAATAGAGATTAAAAGTGTCGATGATTTGAAGAAACTTATTGAAATAGATTTAGAGCTACAAAAAGATGATTTTTAGGAAACAAACTCAAACTTAAATACCTTCGGAGGTGGAAGGTGATGTAGCATGGCTAGACCAAGAGACCCGAAAAGAGATGAAGCAAAACAGATATGGATTCAATCCAACGGAGAAAAGAAATTAGTTGAGATTGCTGAACATTTGGGAGTGACAAGTTCAACCATCCGAAAATGGAAATCACAAGATAATTGGGAATCAGAATTGAAAGGGAGCGCTCCTAAATCGAAAAGGAGCGCTCCTAAACGTGGTGCCCCTAAGGGAAGTCAAAATGCAAAGGGTAATAAGGGTGGTAAAGCCCCACCAGGTAACAAGAATGCAAAAGGGAATCCAGGAGGTTCTGCGCCTACAGGGAATAGGAATGCGGTAGTAACAGGAGAATATGAAACTCTTATGTGGGACTATTTGGACGACGAAGAGAGAGCGTTATTTGAAGAAATAGAGACAGATCCCTTGTATCAAATAGATATTACGATTAGGGAACTATCTATTCGTCAGAGAAGAATGATGATGCGAATTAAAAGGCTTGAAGATGGGCTGACAGAAAAAGAGCGAAGAGTACTCCAAGAATTAAAAAATTCTAAAGATATTCAAGTTATAGAAAAAAATGGGGTGGAATTGAGGGTTCCTGTAAAAACCTCAGCTTTAGTTGTTACTCAGATTGAAGAGACCCAGTATCGAAAAATTGACGATCTACTAAACGTAGAAGAGGCTTTGACGCGTATTACTAATCAATTGGTAAAGGCGATTAAACAAAAACATGATATTGAAAAATCATATGGAGAACAGCCTTTAAAAGAAGAATTACTTAAGACCACTATACAAAAAGTTAAAAGGGATATTGTTAAAACTGAAGCTGAAACAGAGTTTGCTAAAATGCGAGCTTCTAAACTTCGTGGCGATAAGAAAAACACATCTATGCTTGATGCTCTTATTAAAGGTAGGAAGCAATATGAGGAATTAAGGGAACGTGAGAGTGATGACTAAGAATATTGTTTTCAGCCCCAAGCAATTAGAAGTTATCTATCGTCCGTTTGACTACACGTTCGATGTGTTGGAGGGAACGCCGAGAAGCGGGAAAACTACTGCAGCGCATTTCCGATTAGCAGACTATTACTCATGGAGTCGAGATACAAACCATCTACTGGTCGCTTATAACCAGGAACAAGCTTACCGCTTATTTATGGATGGCGATGGCACGGGCCTAATGCACATCTTTGATGGACTTTATGACTTGAAACACGATGAACATGGCTCACACATGGAATTGCATACACCGAATGGAGTAAAAAAGATTTATTACAAGGGTGGAGGTAAAAGTAATAGTGTTGGAGCAATAACTGGTATGTCTTTAGGTAGTGTAGCATTCGGAGAAATCAACTTGCTCCACATGGCTATGATCCAGGAATGCTTCAGGCGGACATTTGCAGCACAAGACCGGTACCATCTGGCTGACTTGAATCCTCCGGCCCCTCACCATCCGGTAATAAAAGAAGTTTTCGAAGTTCAAAATACAAGATGGACACATTGGACCATTCAGGATAACCCAATTATTACTGAAGAACGTAAAAAAGAAATTTTCGATATTCTTTCAAAAAACCCTTATCTACTCCAGCGTGACTGGTACGGAAAGAGGGTTATTCCTGCTGGTGTTATCTATAGCATGTTTAGCATGAAAAATAATATCAAACCTCAACTAGAAGGTCAGAAGATTGAGCTTTACTTCTCTGCGGATGGCGGTCAGAGTGATGCGACAAGTTGTAGTTGTAACATAGTGACGAAGCATAGGGACAAAGGAAAACCTTATTTCCGTCTGAATCGTGTTGCCCATTACTATCACAGTGGGAAAGACACTGGAGAAACCAAGGCCATGAGTGTGTATGCTCGTGAAATCAAGAAATTCATCTTGTGGTGTCAGAAAACATTCAATATGAGACGCTCAGAAGTGTTTGTGGATCCAGCATGTAAATCCCTTCGGGAAGAGTTGCATTTATTAGGTGTTGATACTTCTCCAGCAAATAATAACTCAAACGATGTAAAAGGCTCGTCAGTTGGTATTGAAGTAGGAATAGAGCGCCTACAATCATCAATGACAAACGAGCAGTTTGTTTTGATTGAGACAAATGAATATGATCACTACAATTTCTTGAAAGAGATTGGAATGTATACGAGGGATAAAGACGGCAAGCCAGTCGATGACTTTAACCACAGCATGGATGAATGCAGATACAGCAATAATTACTTTTACAAGAAATTTGTCCTTTAGAATGGCGGTGATACACAATGTTCAAATCACTTATAGGGAAGGTAAAGGGGGTGCTGCAAAAAATGGGGCTAATTAAGGGTATCCGGTCCATATCGGATGTGAAAAGCATTACGATTGATGACCAATATTACAAACAAATCGACCAATGGAAAGCTCTGTACCAGGGCTATTTTAGCGAATGGCATGATATTAAGTATCAAACTATCAACGGCGAGAAAAAACGCCGTATGGCTACACTGAACATGCCTAAAGTATTATCACAGGAAATGGCTACATTAATTTTTAATGAACGCTGTGAAATAAATATTTCTGAAAAAAACCTTTCGGAAAATATTAAAGAGGTTTTCAAAGATAACAAGTTCGTTAAGAGGTTTCAAGATTACCTGGAATTTCAGTTTGCTCTTGGTGGGATGGTTATCAAGCCTTATGTATCTGACGGAAAAATCAAGCTCTCCTATGTTACTGCAGATTGTTTCATACCTATAGGATGGGATAACCAAGGCATACATGAAGCTGTTTTCCCAAACGAGATACGGAAAGGTGATAAGAAATACACTCATCTTGAATGGCACCTCTGGGAAGGCAGTGAGTATGTAATTAAGAACGAACTATTTGTTGCTGAAAAAGGGGTAGCTGATCTAGGTAAAAAGGTGCCTTTAAATACTCTCTATGAAGAACTAGAAGAAGAAGTAAGAATCCAAGATTTTAAGCGTTCCTGTTTTGTTTACTTCAAGCCAAACATCGCTAATCACATTGATATGTCCAGTCCTTTAGGCGTATCCATTTTCTCTAATGCCCTTGATACATTAAAAACCCTCGATATTGCTTTTGATAGTTATCAGAGGGAGTTTAGGCTAGGAAAGAAGCGCATTTTGGTTCCTACATCAGCTATAAAAGTTGTAGTTGATGAGAATGGGAATATGCAACGATATTTTGATGCAGATGATGAAGTGTATCAGGCTATGCAGCTGGGAGACATGGACGATTCCAAAATTCATGATAACAGCGTCGAACTTAGAGTCGAGGAACATATTGCAGCTATCAACTCTTTATTAAATTTACTATCTATGCAAACTGGTTATAGTAGTGGGTCCTTTAGCTTTGATGGAAAGAGCGTTAAGACTGCCACTGAAGTCGTCTCTGAGAACAGTAAAACATTCCGCACAAAGCAATCACATGAAAATGTGATTGAGGAAGGGATTGCAGAACTCATTGAGGTTATCGTGCAACTGGCCGAGTTATACGAACTATTTGAAGGACCGAAAGACGGTTGGGAAGTAACGGTCTGGTTTGATGACTCTGTAGCGGAGGATAAGGAAGCAGAAATCAATAAGCAAATAAAAATGGTTGCCGGTGGTTTACAAAGCAGGAAAAGAGCAATCATGAAGATTCATGGATTGACTGAGGAAGAAGCTTGGCAGATGCTAAAAGAGATTACGGCAGACAGGTTAGAACTGGACCTATCAATGTTAGATAATCAAGCAGAAAAGCAATTGTTTGGTGATGGAGAGTGATTAAATGCCACGGCCAAAAGTTACACCACATCAACTAGACTTATGGTCCAGCAATATGTCAGAACTGTACAATTCACTTGAGGGTGAAATCATCCGCATCATCATCAGGCGCTTAAGCAAAGGTTCAAACGATATAACTAACTGGCAAGCTCAAAAGCTATTGGAATTGCGATTGTTTAATAGTGAAGTAGCAAAGCTAATATCTAGAGTTACTAGTGTTGCGGAGTCGGAAGTTTCTCGAATGTTTGAAGAAGCTGGTAAAGGTATTATTGATAACATCGATAAATCTATGCCTTATTCCACCAAGCCGGTGCCAACGAATCTGGATGATGTAATGCGTGCTTACAGTAATCAAGCCTGGAAAGATATCGATAATTATGTCAATCAGTCTTTGATTACAACTCAGTATGGTATAGGTTCAGCCCAGGTCGCGTATCAAAGTATATTAAATCAAACCTCTGCTTTATTTAATTCCGGAATAGAAACCTTTGAGCAGGCTTTGGAGAGATCAATCACCGATTTAGTACAAAGAGGTATCCGGACAACATTAAAAGATAAAGGAGGCAACTCCTGGAGTCTTGAAGGGTATGTACGGACTGTTTTAAAGTCTACATTAAGTAACACATATAACCAGCTTAGAACGGAGCGTATGGCTGAATATGGAGTTCATACCGTACTTGTAACAAGTCATGTAGGGGCACGTGAGGCTTGTTCCCATATTCAGGGAAATGTGGTTGATTTAAGGCCTGTTGCTGAGTTGCCGGAAGGTAGTGAATTTAAATCAATTTATGATGAATCTTGGTCAGCTAAATATGGCGAAGCGGGTGGTCACCGGGGGGCCAACTGTAAACATCTGCACATACCGTTTATACCGGGAGTAAATACAAACAATCAACTTCTGATTGATCCTGCATTAAACCAGAAGATACTTAAAGCACGTGATACTCAGCGAAGAATTGAGCGTGAAATAGTGAAGTATAAGAAAAACCTCATGGTTGCCGAGGAGTTGGGAAGCGAAAAGGCTAATCATTGGAGAGAGATGGTTCGGCGGAGGCAAGCTGCTATGAGGTTACACCTTAATGATCATGGGAGCTATCTAAGACGTAACTATAAGCGCGAGAAAGTATATACTCCATTAAAAATACTAATGGAGGGGTTTTCCTTTGATGATAAATAGGGAGAAATTTCTTGGAGATTAGAAGGTTATTCTTATAGGAATAATAAGAGTTTAAAAGTGTTCTTTGTAGTAATATAGTCTCATAAACCATGATAAAAGGATTGGATGGGTATGAACACTGTGAGCTACCTTGACGCTATAGACATCCTAGGAACTATAAATGAAAAATTGAATAATTTATATTCCAGTTGTAATGAATTAGAAGAGAAAGTAGGTTTTCGAGAGTCGATTCTCCTGCAACTAAAAGTAGACTTTAAAGAATTTAAAGAATTGATTTCCATGTACGTTAAGATATTTACTCAGGATGATAATAATCTTTATATTCAAGATTATCTTTTACCCGCCCTCTGTATCTCACAAAATTTCCTAGTAAACATTGGAGTTAATAGGATAAACATTAATAATATTAAAAATATCCGACAGGTTTTAATTAAAGTAAGCTTCTATATTAAAAGATACTACAACTACTTAACAAATTTTTAAAAAACATCCGCAAGGGTGTTTTTTTCTTGTCTTTTATTCGTTAGACGCAATAAAGAAACGAAAGGAAAATACCCAATAGGGAGGAATAATCTTGTTTAACAAATTGATGATGCAGGTTGTATTGCTTTGGACGTTTTTGTTTGGTCAAAAGGTTGATCAGTCACCTAAAAGAACTGAAGGAAAGTTATTACCGTTACAATTACAATTCTTTGCCGATAGCGGGGAAGGAGATCCACCGCCAGCAGATCCACAGGGAGGAAATGAACCTCCTAATAACGATCCGCCACTAGCCGACCCACAAAAGACATTTACACAGGATGAACTAAACAATATCGCGGCAAAAGAAGCTAAAAAGGCCCAAGAAAAGATTTTCAAAGAGTTAGGGCTAGATTTCGAGAATGCTAAAGAAGGAATGAAAGCATTTAAGGATTGGAGCGAAAGCCAAAAAACAGAGCAACAGAAACAAGCTGACAGATTAAAAGATTTGGAGAAAAACTATTCTTCTGCCAGTGAAGAAAATACCTCTCTTAAAGCTCAACTATCCGCATTAAAAGCAAATGTAAAAGCTGAGTCCGTGGAGGATGTTGTCACTCTTGCTAAAACCATGGTTAGTGAGGAATTGGACATGGATGGAGCTATTGCGAAAATAGTAGAGAAGTATCCTCATTTTGCCCAAAAGGTAGAAGAACAACAGGAGGAGAAGAAACCATCTTTCTCCACAGGTCAGCACCAGAAGAAACCAGAATCCGATACGGAGAAATGGTTAAACGCATTTAAATAAAATTAATTAGGAGTGATTCATAATGGCAGTAGTAAACTATGCTGAACAGTATCAACAAGCATTACAACAAAAATTCACACAAGGACTAGCGTTCAACGCTCTTTATTCTTCACCGAACAATGCATACATCAAGTGGGTGAATGCTAAAACAATCCAGATTCCTAACATCACGACTGGAGGATTCACTGACGTTGACCGGGATGTAATGGGTAACTATACCCGCCGAGTAGATAACTCTTGGATTCCGAAAACACTTGAGCATGATCGAGAGTTCAAGACTCTTGTTGACCCTCAAGACATCGATGAAACAAATCTAGCTTTGACAATTGCAAACATCACACGTGTATTTAACGATGAGCACAAGATTCCTGAAATGGACAAATACATGGCATCCAAATTATACACGGAGTACACAGGGTTTGGTGAAACGGCAAACACAGAACAGATTACGGAAGCATCAGCATTATCTATCTTTGATGACATGATGGAGGAAATGGATGAGGCTGAAGTGCCACAAGAAGGCCGTATCCTATATGTAACTCCAGCAGTTAAAAAGGTCCTTAAAAATGCTGAAAAAATTCAACGTACTCTGGATATAAAAGGAGAAGCTAGTGCAGTAAATCGTAATGTTCGCTCACTTGATGAGGTGACAATCGTTTCCGTTCCTTCTAGCCGAATGAAAACTTTGTACAACTTTACTGATGGAGCTGTTCCTGATGCAGCTGCACGTCAAATCAATATGATCTTAATTCACCCGTTAACAGTTATTTCTCCTCAGAAGTATGAGTTTGTTTCTTTGGATGAGCCTAGCGCCAAAACTGGTGGTAAACATCTTTATTACGAGCGTAAATACTGGGATGCATTCTTAATTGAGCAAAAAGTTAAAGGTGTTAAATTCAACGTTTCAGCAGCTGAATAAAAATTGGAGGGCTTCAGCTCTCCTTATAACATAGGAGTGATTATATGCCAAAGATGAAAAAAGGAAATCGTATTTTAGATATTGATGCAGGTCGTGTGGATGCGTATCTTAAACAAGGTTATGATCAGGTTGACGATGCAGGAAAAATTGTTAAGCGGGCAACAGGGGGACGTTCTATATCACTTCAGGAACACAACAAGATATTGGCTGAGCTTGAAAACTTAAAGAACTCTGATTCTGCAGAAAGAAATTTAGAGGAAGCCAAGAAGGAAATTAAGAGTCTAAAGTCTGAAAATGCAAAACTTAAAAAGTCGTTGGATGAGAAGAAGAGTGAATAGTCGTGCACTACATTACCTATACGGAATTTGAGGTACTAACTGAAGGAACATTTGAAATTACAAAAGAAGAGTTCACTCAGCTACTCCCTAAATCCTCAGCGGTACTAGATAGCGCTACTTCATACTTCTATAAAAGAAATAACCTGGAGAAAGACCATGATTGGCGTAGAAACCAATTCAAGTTAGCTTTATGTACACAAATTCAATATTTCCATTCCCTTGGGGCAACCACATTTGAAGAAATCAATAATACTCCTCAAACGTTTCAAGCGGGGCGTACTAGTGTTTCAAATGCTAGTAGATATAACCCAAATGGAGCTAACGAAAGTAAACCGTTGCTATCCAAAGATGTATATGTATACCTGGATGGGACCGGTCTTTTGTATAGTGGGGTGAACGCATGGTAATGCCAAAGCCACCAAAAAAGTTTTGTATTGATTCTTTTGAGTACAAGGAATACACGGGGGAGAATAATTGGTCCGAACCTGTATATGCAAACCCGGTGCTAATTGAAAATTGTCGTATCGATCGTGGTGCGGAATATACTTCAACTTCATCTGGAAAGCAATTGATCTACAACGCAGTTGTTTTTTGCTATGAAGGAATAACAGTACCACTACCAATTTTTAAAGTTCAATCTGTACTCCGTTTTGATGGAAAAGATCATGTGTTGACTAAAGTCGTACCGATCTATGAGGCATACAAGAAAACTATCTATTCCTACGAATTGGAGGTGGTGTGATGGTACAAGTAAATATCAACTTAACTAAGGTCAAAAAAAGGATCAGTCAAGCTAGTGTTAATCGAGGACGAATGATAGCTGCCAATCAAATGGTCGCTGACATGAATCAATTTGTTCCGATGGATGAAAATATTCTGAGGCAAACTGGTCATTCAAATAAAGGCGGAACAGCATTACTTTGGGAGATGCCTTATGCTGCTAGATTGTTTTATATGCCAATGTACAATTACACCACTCCTGGTACCGGTCCGAGATGGGATATAAAAGCAAAGAGAATGTTCATGTCGGATTGGTTAAAAGCATTTGTGGAAGGTGCTGACTGGTAATGGATTTTATTGAAAGGTTATGCGATCGAGTAAATAAAATGGCTGGTCTCCCTATAGATTGTAAGCTGGGTTATTTAGGAACAGATGAATCTTTTGTGGTGTATCCTCTACCCGGATCACGGACAGTTCAAGAGTATATGGATGGTACCAAGGACCAGCAATTGAATTATGAGTTTGCCATGAAGTCAAAACTACAAAGTAAAATACATGCAACTTTGTGGCTTGTTCAAAAAGAGTTGGAGAAGTTAAAAGTACTTAAAAGCCAAGATGATAGCTTTGAGTTTGAAGAATTAATCATAACAAACAAACCTTTCATCAATAATGCAGATGAACAAGGTTGGTTTGTTTTTTTATTAGATGTGCAAGCAAATATAACCGTTATTAAGGAGGAATAAGGATGGCTAGAAAAAAGAACGCCCTTCGCGGGCATTTTGTCCAGGCATATGTACCAGGTGAAGAAGTAGGAACCGCATGGTTAGAGCTTGCTAAATGGATCTCCACTATTGGAGACGATACGCAGGAAACAACTGAAGATACCGCTTATTACGATGGAGACGGTACGCCAGAAACGGAAGTGGTTTCTGTTGCAGGGGCGTATACTCCTGAGGGTACATTCGATCCCGAAGATCCTGCACAAGCACTGATTGCAGGACTGAAGTACAAAACGGGTGATGGTCGTAAAATTTGGCACCGTGTAGTATCTGCAGATGGTAAAAAAGAATGGGTAGGACGTGCAACTGTAACTTCTATTGTTGCAGGGGCAGGGGACGCTAGTGCATATGAAACATTTAGTTGTAACATACGTTTTGATAGCATTCCAGCTGAAAAGGTTCTTACTCCCTAACGACCCTCCAGAAGATGGAGGGGTTGAAGAAGAGATATCAGAAGAATGAGAGAGGCATACGCCTCTCTTTAACTTATTAAGGAGGATGACTAATGTCTGAAGTGCAGATTGACATACAGCGAACGGGGTTTCCGGTAAAAGTCGGTTCTATTGAGCTGTGGTTTGATAGTTCTTTAGAGAACTTAAGGCGTTTCTTTAATGTGGATGAAATTGCACAAGAAAAGTTAAAGGAAGCTCAAGAAAAGGCTAAACATATACATTTTCCGGATGAAGTGGAAATTGAAAATTTAGATGTTTCTACGGTTGATGCAGCGTTTGATGTTAATAAAGAATTCATCGCGGCCCAATACGATATTATTTTCGGTGATAACACATTTAAAAAAGTTTACAAAACTTACCCTGATATCTTGGCTTTAGAACAAGCCCTGGACGTAATTGGGATTGCTATTGCAAAAAGAATTGAAGAATTAGAAGTTGAAAGGTCTGAAAAGACAGAAGCTAAAAAGATGGAATACTTAAACAAAAAAGCAAAGAAGAAGTAGGTGACTAGCATGAGGTTGAACGACCCTCTAGTTACCTCTTTTTCATATAGAGGGGAAGAGTATTCCATTGACTTGGCTTTTGACAATGTTCTAGATGTATTTGATGTACTAGGCGATAAAAGTCTTAGGAATCAAGAGAAGGCTGAAATCTGCCTTGAATTGTTACTTGGATATAGTCCGACTGATCAATCTTTAACAGTAGAGTTGTGGAATTATATTTATAAAACTTTTATCCATATTGAAAGCAAACAACCACTTGAATATGACCGGCAAGGAAATCCAATGCCAGTAAAAAAAGAGGATGATAGAAAGTTAATTGATTTAGAAAAAGATGCACCTTATATCTTTGCTTCTTTCCAACAAGCTTACCAGATAAATCTACATAGAGAGCAAGGGAAGCTGCACTGGCATGAATTTCAATCCTTATTAAATGGGCTGCCTAGTGAAACAATTATGCAGCGTATTATTCAAATACGAATGTGGGAACCGTCAAAAGGTGAGTCAAGTGAATATAAGCAGGCAATGAGAGAAATACAGAAAATTTATTCGTTGGATGTCGAAAGTGCAGAGGAGGTGGATTAGATGGCAGATGGGACTATTAAGATTGCAATTGAAGTGGATGGAAAACCCGTCACTTTAGCATCAAAGGAGCTAGATAAACTAGAGGAATCTGGTAAAAAGTCCGGAAAGGGTATCAAATCGGCAGAGAGTAGCATGGAAAGCCTGGCTGATATTAGTGCCAAAGCTGGTAAAAGCGTAAAAGGTGCTAGTGATGCGGTAGATAACCTAGGTGATAGTGGGGCCAAGACAAGTAAAGGTTTGAGGGGTGTAGATGGTGCTATTGATAATCTAGCTGACAGTAGTGCTGATGCTTCTTCAAGTGTCAAAGGTGTCTCAGATAGCTTAAATAGCATGTCTGACAATGCAACTGGAGCAGCTAATAGTACTAAAAAAGCAAAAGAAGAAGCTGCAAGCCTGAGTGAAGAAACGGATAAGGCTACAGGAAACACGAAGAAATTTGCGCTAGCCCTTGGACTTGTTGCCATCGCATCTGCTGCTTTCGCGGTATTGAAATCGTCAATGGATAGTGCTATCAGCCGTTTTGATACACTCAACCAGTTTCCAAAGGTGTTACAAGCACTAGGAGTTTCGGCGGAAGAATCAGAGCGGGCAATGAGTCGGTTATCCGAGGGTATTGATGGACTTCCGACAACTTTGAACGATATTGCAGGAAGCGCTCAAAGGATGTATACCTCTTTTGGAAATATGGATGAAGCGGCCGACACCGCCATCGCATTGAATAACGCATTGTTAGGGTCGGGATCTAGCGCCGAACAGGCTAAGCGTGGAATAGAACAATATATTAAAGCACTTCAAACCGGCACGTTTGATATGAACACTTGGAACACACTATCAGAAACGATGGATGTAGGGCTAGTTAAGATTGCCGAAAGCTTCGGATTTGCTGGAAAGAGTGCCAAGGATGAACTTTATAAGGCGTTGCAAGACGGGACTATCACCCTCGACCAATTTAATGAAAAATTAATTGATGTAGGTACTGGAACTGGCATCATGGCTCAATTAGCAAAGGAAAATAGTTTAGGTATCGCTACATCGTTAGGGAACTTACGTAATGCGGCTGCCCGGGGAGTAGCTGGGATGCTTGATTCATTTAATAATTTATCAAAAGAAGCTACTGGCAAAGAAATTGCCGAGAACATAGATAGTCTAAAAGTTATTGTGAATGAGTCATTTAAAGTTATGGGATCAGTGATTGAGAGTACCACGCCATTTGTTAAAGGGTTCTCATCAGCCATAAGGGATGCAATGCCTGTTGTAAATGCACTCACCCCGGCTTTGATTGGTATGGCCAGCGCATACACCATCCACAAAGTTATTACCTTGACCACATCAGCACTTATGACAAATACTGCTGCTGTTGCGGTTGCAACTACTGCTAAAAATATCTATGCGGTTTCAACGAATAGATTAGCGCTTGCTCTTGCCCTAAGTGCTGTCCAAATGAAGGTCTCAAGCACTGCACTTTTAGCCTATAACAAGATAGTCTATTTAACCACAGCTGCCCAAGCTATGATGGCATCCGGAATGAGTCTCACCGCTATTGCTGCAGTCGGACTAAGTGGAGCAGTTCACATACTAAACGTAGCAATCAAGGTGCTTTTAGGACCCATTGGATGGGCAACACTAGCACTAGGTGCTTTGGTAGGTGCTGTGGTTGGAATAGTTAAATGGTTTAACAGGTCAAGTGAGGAAGCTGAAAAGTTGAAAGCGGAAACGGAAGAACTCGCCAGCAAAACAGAATCCTTAACTAATTCAGTGAAAAATAGCGGAGAAGCCTATAAAAATAACCAAAGAGAAATTCAGGCTGCAGCTAAGGATAATGAGAATTTAGCTTCCAAAGTTGAAGACTTAGCCAATAAAGAAAATAAATCGGCAGCCGAAAAGCAGTTGTTAAATGATTATATACAACGTTTGAACAGTTCTATTGAAGACTTAAACCTTGCATATGATGAAGAAGCCGGAGCGCTTAATATGTCATCTAAGGAACTACAGGCGAGATTGGACTTGATGAAAGAGACGGAAGCGGGTATGGCAGCCCAAGAAAGGTTATCTGAAATTGTACAAGAACAAGCTGCAGTTGAGGAACAACTAGCGGAAGTAATAGCCAAGAGAAAGGAAGTCGAAGAAGATAGTAATTTAACTAAAGGACAATCCAAAGAAAGGTCTGAGGAATTAATCGAGCAAGAGAACAAACTCAGAGAAACCATTGCTATCTTAGGTGAACAATATGGTATCACTGAAGGACAAATCAACGAAGCATCTGCAAATGCGGCCGCAGCTATAGAAGAAGGTAACCTAAGGCAGATAACCTCTTATGAGCAGTTAGAAGGCGCTACCAAAGAGGCATTCGATAGCATGAAATCTTCCTATGACTCTCTAGTAGAAAACGCTACTAACGCTTTTGATAGAATGTCCGAAGAGTCCAAGGTAAGTGCAGAAGAAATGATTGCTAACCTTGAACACAACCAGAGAATGACGGAAGAATGGGGAAAGAATGTCGCAAACCTTTATGAGCGAGCTGGTAAAGAAGGTAATGAAGGGTTTATCCAGTGGCTAGAGTCTATGGGGCCGGAGTCAGCAGCTGAATTGGCCGTTGTTTCTGACATGTCAGATTCAGAGTTGAATAGATTCATTCAATTAATGAATGAAGGGGGCACTGTCGCATCTCAATCTTTAAAGGATTCCCTTGGTGAAGGATTCGATGAAGTGGTAGATGTAATGATCAACTTTGTAGATGACGGATCTAAAACGCTAAAGGATCAAATAAAGTCAGCTGACTTCAAGTCAATTGGTATTGCCATACCTGAGGGAGTTGAAAAAGGCGTTGCAGATGGAACTAAAGGTGTTATCAAAGCATCCTCTGAAATGGCGAAAGGAACTTCTGATGCATTTAAAACCTACATGGATATCAACAGTCCTTCTCGACGCTTTAAAGGTTATGGGACAAACATCACCGAAGGTTTAGTGCTTGGAATTAATGATGGCACTTCAGCTGTTATTGAAGCTACCAGGAAAATGCTTCAAGCAATTCAAAAAGAATCAGAGAATAACTTCAAACTCATTTCGAAAAATCAGGATTCATCAGTAAAAGAGATTGAGAAATCTTTTAATAGTTTGAAGAGTGTTACTCAGACAGGTATGAAAAATATGCTTGATAGAGTAAGAGAAGGTGCAAATCGCCAAAAAGAAACAATGAGAGACTTGGCTAAAGGTTTGTTAAATCCTTTCAGTAACACGCCGTCACAATTTTATTCCATCGGGTTGAATTCTATGTCGGGCTTAAATTCTGGACTTAATGCCGGTAGATCAATGGTTCTATCTACGGCAAGGAACATAGCCAACCAAGTCGCCAGCACGATGAAAAGCGCTTTAAGGATCCATTCACCTTCTAGGTTAATGCGTGACGATATAGGTCGTTTCATACCAGAAGGGATCGCGGTTGGGATAAAGGAAAATGCCAAGTCTGTTTACAAAGAGTTAGACATCCTTTCTAAAAACATGGTGTTAACCTCTACACCGGAGCAAGCATTAGGTACGACGAGAATGGCCTATGCAAGCACTGGTGGTTATTTAGCGAATGCATGGACCGGGAACCATCCAACTCCTGCACAAGCCAATCAAAATACAGGGTCTAACTTAACGGGTCTTATAACGGCCATTGAGAAGCTTGCTTCCAGACCTATTTCTGTTGCCGTGGAAGGTAGAGAAATTATCAAAGCAACACGTGAACTCATGACGAAAGAACAAGAGTTTTTTAGGGGCAGAGAAAATATTTTTAGGGGAGGGACGTACTAGTGGGATTTTCCTTTAACCGCAAGAAAAGAGAATACCTTCGTATTCTGCAAGGGTTTAGTCGTTCCCCCTGGACTCCTGTAATTCGGAATGTCCTCCAACCGCCAGGTATGGCGGGCGGGCACCATGTAAGTACAAAATACGATGTAAGAGTTGAGAGGGTTCCAGTAGAGATTAAAAACCATGGTTTTGATAGTTTTGAGAGATTGAAAGAGGATTTGGCAGCCTGGTTGATTACGGAAACCGCGTGTGAGCTTGTGTTTGATGACGAACCAGATAGAATCCTGTATGCGATGGTTGAAGGTAGTCTGGATTTAGATGAACTTATCGAACGTGGGAAAGGGACCATTATATTTATCTGTCCGGATCCATATAAATATGGACCAGAGAAGGAAGCGGACTTTCCAAGTGATGCAGTAACTTTGAACTATGCTGGTACTGTTGAAACAGGGCCCATTTTTGAACTAGAGGTACTACAACCGATAACCTTTGCTTTGATACAAAATCACCTTGACCAGTATCAAATGATTGGTCGTCCGGTTGACGTAGACTCGCCGCCTTTCGTTGCGGAGCAATTAATACTTCATAGCACCATGGCCACTACAAACGGATGGACAGCTGGAAGTCAGGTAGATAATGGGTCTGTGGAAGGCTCAATGATATCGAATGGAAGTCGCTTTCTGGTTCAGAGCTTTGGCAATGAGTCGGAAGCAAAATGGCACGGGCCAGCTCTTAAAACTTCCCTTTCAGAGCCATTACAAGATTTTCGAGTAGAAGCACTCATAGAGAATCTAAACGGAAAAGAAGAAGTCGGGAAAGTAGAAGTGTATCTATTAGATATCAACAACGAGATTATTGGCCGGATTACCTTAAAGGATGCTTGGCAAACGTTTAGGCGCAACCGAGGAGAGGCGAAAGCAGGAGGCGCCAATGGGCATTATCTTTTAGATCAACATTACGAGGGTGCTTGGAATGATTTTAAGGGGATGCTTCGATTAGAGAGAGTCGGCAATCAGTGGTTATCCTATATTGCTAAAATACGACCAGATGGCACACATCATGCAAGGGAAACCAGAAGATTCACCGATACCGCCAATAGATACATGGATCGTGTTGCGCAAATACAGGTCCATATATCAAAATTCGGCGGTTTTAAGCATGGACAAATGGCCATTGATGATTTGAAGGTATGGAAGATTAATCATCCAGGAGATTTCGATATACCATACATCGCGTATCCAGGCGATAAAATAACCTTTAATCATAAACAAGACGAGGACGAGATATTGATCAATGGGGAAGATCGTACCGGTCTAAAAGCATTTGGGGCTGAGTATTTTCAACTGTTACCCGGAGCCAATCAATTAATAGTGGAACCAAGTGATAGCTTTCAAACTAGTACCAAGTACCGGGAACGTTTTAGGTAAGGAGGTGAAAAGAATGTCACTGATACACATTACAGACGGACAAAGTGACGAAATACTCGATGTGATAAATAAATGGGATATCCTGCACAATACACACAGAAAATCATTAAAGGACACCTTGGAAACATTCGACTTTGAAACGTTCGCCGATAAAAAGTTTTCTGCACACCTGGGTAAGCATAATCGTGTCGTAATCCCAGAAGAAGATGGCACCTATCGGGAGCTTGTCATTGAAAGAGCCGGGAAGTATCGGGATAATGATGGAGTGTTGAAAGCAGATATTTATACATCAGCAAGCTATCTACTGCTGAGAAAGGCGAAGGTTATTTCCCCACAAACATTGCCTGGACAAACCGCCTCTACCCTGGTTGCATTCACGGTTAGTGGTACAGAGTGGCAGCCGGGAGTGATTACTTTTGCTGGTGTTCGAACTATCCATATCGAGGCACATACCAACCCATATGTCTTCCTAAAAAGGATCGCGAATGAATTTGACCTAGAATTGCGATTCCGTATTGTGATTGACGGAAACAAAATCATCGGTAGATTTGTGGACTTACTTCCAAGAGTCGGCCAATGGAGTGGCAGAGAAGCAGAGTTTGGAAAAGACTTAATCGGTATTGAACGATTAGAAAACACCAATAACTTAGTCACCGCCTTGGTTGGGTTAGGACCTGAAAGGGAAGATGGAACAAGGCTAGAGGTATTTGTAGAGGATAAGGATGCCTTAGCAAGATGGGGAAGGCGTGGCCAACATTTCATTGAGACCTATGAGCCTGAGATATCTGATCTAGAAATGACCATGGAACGCTTGACGCAACTCACGCAAATGGAGTTAAACAAAAGAGTGAATGCTATGGTGGAGTACAGGGGAGATATCGCCGATCTCGAACATGTACCAGGGATGCAAAACAAAAAAATCCGATTTGGCGATACCATAAAGTTAAAGGATACGAAATTTTCTCCTCCTCTTTACTTGGAAGCCAGGGTCCACACTTTGATTCGCTCCATCACGGATAAATCGGTAAAAACGGTGGAACTTGGCGATTACATCGAGTACACCGAGGAACAAGTGAATGCCCTATGGAAATCCCTGCAGGCACAAATTAACCGAAAAGCAAGCATGACCGACGTGTTAGAAGTAACCTACACGAAACCTGAAGTTGATGCTAAAGATGAAAGTGTGTACCGTGATGGCACGCATTATTCAGATGTAGTCTCTAACACAGCCAAAGAAGATGCCATCGAGACAGCTGCAGAAGATGCCACCGAAAAAGCAAATAACGCGGAAAACAAGGCGAAGGAACACGCAGAGGAAAAAGCACAGGAAGCAGAGAACCGATCCAAGGAACATGCCGATGTAAAAGTCGGGGAAGCATTAAGGCTTGCGAATGAAAGGTTAGAAAATGCTAAAGGCGTTCTGGACCAGCAACTAGATGGATTGAACAACCAAGTGGAAGACCTATTTCTCGCTGCGACTGAAATGGAGGACACACTAGCAAATGTAGAATCCAGTTTGATTAGTTTAAGTGATTCTATCCAGGTAGATGTGAACGCCCTACACAACAGGGCAGATAGCCTGCTGCAGCGTGTAAACGAGCAGGAGTTCGACTTGTTAAATGTTTCCGGAAGAGTGGTGTCCGTAGAAAATAATATAGATACATTGAGTGGACAAATGAGCCTGACTATCAATCAATTAAGTAATCTGGATGGAGTGGTTTCAGACCATACACTGTCCCTCCAAGCTCATGCAGGGTTGATTGTGGCCAAAGCAAGCCAAACATCGGTCGATACCTTAACAGGCAGAGTCTCCACTGCAGAGGGAAGCATTAGCACTATTGCTGGACAAGTATCGTTAAAGGCAAATGCGGAGGATGTTTATACCAAATTCCAAGTGAATACCGAGCTTGGCAAGAAAGTAGACACCACAGTTTATTCTAATAAGATGTCTCAGTTGGATGTGAGTATTTCAGGAATCCAAGGGAGAGCAACTTCCATAGAGACTGAAGTCTCTTCTGTGGGAAGTAGGTTAACTACTACAGAGGGGCTTTTATCTGTTCAGGCAGGCTTGATAGAAGCAAAGGCAGAGCGTGGAGAGTTGACCACGGTGGATGGCAAGGTGACAGGGGTGAGGAATGACCTTACTACTCTTCAAATCTCACATACTGGGTTAAATTCAACTGTGACAAGCTTGAGGAATGACTTTAATGGGTTGGAAATTGGCGGACGTAATATACTGAGAGATACTGCGCTAACTCACATCGGGTTGGGTGCCTGGAGTAATTTGCCTGTTAAAAGAACCGACGATATTTACCCTTATGTAGAACAAAATTATGGCTGGAGTACTCGTCAAATCATCCCTTTATTAAAAGCTGGAACTTACACTATTTCGGTACTTGCAAAAGAGGGGACTAATTCCGAATCAAAAGTACGTTTTAGTATGAGTGGGAATAATTATGAGTTTTCGAGCAATCAACTAACAGAGGATTGGAAAAAGTTTAGTAGGACTTTTACTTTAGATAGTGACATCGAAAACTTCTCTATCTATTTTCTCAATGGTCATGCAAGTGCCGGAAATGCTCGCATAAAATTTACTAGGTTTCAACTGGAAAAAGGAAACAAAGCAACCGACTGGACACCAGCGCCCGAAGATATTGATTCAGCAATCGGTACTGTGGAACAATTCGCTTCTAGTATTAATCAAAAAGCAGACAGCATCCAGAGCAGTGTCACAGGGTTGACTCAAACAGTTAATAACCAAGGAACTAGACTAACTGATGCCGAGACAACGATAACTCAGCACACCACAAGCATCAACTTAAAGGCTAATGCTCTTGATGTCTACACAAAAAGCCAGGTAGACTCAGCGGTCAATGGCCGTGTAGCAAACACTACGTACAACAACAAAATGGCAGAGTTGGATATCTCTATCACAGGAATCACCAACCGTGTGACGAACACGGAAACATCTATAGATAGCTTAACTGGTGAGATTGGCAGCGCTCTTAGTCAGATTGCTATTCTGGATGTTAAGGCTGATGGAATCAATGCAAATGTTAGTGAGGTTCGAACAGATTTAACTTCGCTTACAGGTAGGATTTCAACTGCCGAAGCAGAATTGGACGTCCAGGCAACTGCTATCAATCAACGGGTTACAACTACCACTTATAACGCTGGCATTGCTTCCAAAGAGAATGCCGTCGTGAAGCAGAACACAGCACCATCGCATTCCAATGGCAGGTTATGGCTAGACACCTCCAAGACACCAAATGTTTTAATGAGGAGCACAGGCAGCGCTTGGGTAAAAGCATCCCCCACAACTGCTGCAGAAGTCGGAGCCTATTCCTCGGTGGAGGGGTCCTCACTTGCTGGCAGAATAACCACAGCTGAGACTACACTTAACCTTTTACCAGGACAACTAAGTGCCAAAGCATCTCAAATAGAGGTTAGTGATTTAACCGGGCGCGTGAGCACAGCCGAGTCTACACTTAACCTCTTACCAGGTCAACTAAATGCCAAGGTTGAAAAGGATGGGATTATAGCTGCCTTTAACATGTCCCCAGAAGCGATTAAGCTACAAGCGGCCCGAATCGAATTAGTCGGTGCGGTTACAGTCTTAAGTGACATAACTGGAAATTTAGGTGATATGACAGCTGGTACGATAAATGGTGTAGTGATTAATGGATCGGAAATAAACGGTGGCCGTTTTGCCACTACACAAGGAAGCACCACCGTGGTAATTCAGGATGGATACGTTCTGAATGTGGCGGATATCAATAACATAACGGCGCATCCGAGAGCTTACATGCAAGATGGCTTCTTTATGGCACGGTCAGCTGGCACCAGGGAGCTTACCCAATATGCTCCACACCAATTAATCCATGAACATTTAGATGGCCAGAGATATACCCTTAAAAGCAACGCAGGTATAAATGTCGACGCCAGCTTAGCCGTTTTGAAAGAGTCGGTATTTTATGCCACTCCCATCATGCAATTTGGCAATGCGTCCGATTTATCCGTATCAAGAAGCCGAATTATCGCCCATGACTATCGCTATACCAATCAAGCAGGCCAGCTAACAAGCGTGGTAGCGAGTATAGCCTTGGAAAACTACAATACGGGTGGTACTGGTTGGTTTGATGTAGAATCCAGACGTCATGTAGGTTTTACGTTTTACACGCGTAATAATGGATCATGGACAACGGCCTTCCGGATAGATCCTGCCGGGAACTTCTTTGCGGCTGGATCTAAATCAGCCGTGGTGCAAACAGAGAATTATGGAAAACGAGCTATGTATGCTTATGAGGGAACACAAAACTGGTTCTTTGATATGATGGAACGAAAACTGGAAGCCGGGAAATGGTTCATCGAATTGAACCCGATGTTTCAAGAGACCATTGCAGAAGAGTTTTTCGTCAAGGTCTATGAACAGAATCCTTGTAGTGTTCGCATAATTGAACGAAAAGCAAAAGGCTTTTGGATAATGGTTGAAACCACTGAACCCTATGCAGAAGTGGTCTTTGAGGTCTACGGACTTCGAAGAGGGTACGAATACGACTATATGAATAGTATCGAGGAGGAAGCAGCATGAAATTAGCAATAGAAAACGGAAGATTAGGGCAGGTCATTGACCTGCTTTTTAGTTTGCCATTAAAGGGGAAGAAATCTCGCCATCGGACTAGGTTACAACTTGCACTCGAAGCAAGGTTAAAAGAAGTGGCAGAACAGGAACACCAACTCCGAAAAGAACACTGCCACCTAGATGAAAAAGGCGAACCGAAGCTTAAAGATGAGGGAAAAAGATGGGACGTCAAAGATATTGATGCGTTTATCAAGGACAAAACGGAGCTGTACGAAGAAGAAATGGTTATTGAGGGGGCAGATAACCACGGCATGTTAAAGACCGTGAAAGATGTCCTTGATAATTGCGAAATGGAATGGAGTGGACAGGAAGCTGTCACCTACAACTATATTTGCGAACAACTTGAAGGAGGTGAAAAATAATGAATGGTATGACAATCCGTATTTCACAAACAAGCGTAAAATACAATCAAGAAACAGGCGAAGTGGAATCTGTCCAAGTCCATTTCTCTGGGCATGATCAAAATCGAACAATCAACATTAATGGGTATATCCCATTGACTGCAGAAGAGTACAATGGGAATGAATCCATTGCCAGCATGACAAACTTAGTCAAACAAAACTTAGCAGCGCGTTTAGCAGAATAATAGAGAGAAAGAGGGGGCTGAGATGCCTCCTTCTTGTTAGGGGGTCAAGTCAATGGAGGCACAGCCAATGAACAAATATGATGAAATAATTGCCGAAATGAAAGGCGACATCAAAGTATTAGAAACAAAGTACGACACGCTAAACGAAAAAACAATTAGACACGATGAACAAATTAACTCCATTAACAATACATTGGACAGCATTAACGAAAATACGAAATGGATTAAACGAACGATAACGGGAGCCATTATTACAGCGATAATATCCGGAATTATTCTGGGTGCCATCGCTATTTTTTATACCGTATTACAAAATTAAGGAGGAAACGTTCATGTACACAAAACCACAAACATGGAAAGACTGGGGCATTTTACTAAGCGCTTGGGGATCTGCGGTAGCTTTATTTTTAACTGCAGTATTTGGATGGGATCTAGAGAAGTATGTTGGCCCATTTGTAGCAGCTGTCATGATGACAGCATTCCTTGCCTGGAACATCTGGGGAATTTGGAAGAACACCCATGTGAGTAAGCAGGCCAAGGTACAGAAAGAAGCATTACTAAAGCAAGGGTTAATAAAGGAATAGAGCTACCATTCGTGGTGGCTTTTTCTTTTGGGGAGGTGAGGAGTTTGTAATCTTTTAGGACAACCGTACAAGCAATGTATTTAAGAGATTCATAAAAATAACATGAGGTGATGTAAAATGGTAAAAGTATTTATCGATCCAGGTCATGGTGGAACAGATCCAGGTGCAGTAGGTAACGGATTACAAGAAAAGAACCTTACTTTGCAGATTTCTACACGAATTAGAGACATGCTAGTAAACGAGTACAATGATGTATCCGTACTTATGAGCAGAACTGGAGATCAATCACTTACACTTACTCAACGGACAAACGCTGCGAATTCATGGGGAGCAGATTTCCTTCTGTCCGTCCACATTAATGCAGGTGGGGGTACCGGCTATGAGGATTTCATTTACCCAGGAGTGGGAGCTCCTACAACCACTTATCAAAATCTAATCCATGAAGAGATAATGAAGCTAGTAAACTTCCGAGATCGTGGGAAGAAGTCAGCTAACTTCCATATGCTTCGTGAATCACGCATGCCGGCATTGTTGACTGAAAATGGTTTCATCGATAATGCAGAGGATGCAGCAAAGCTTAAATCACCTTCTTTCATTGAGAACATTGCCCGCGGTCATGTAAATGGTATTGTTCGCTGCTTTGGGCTTACAAGAAAGACATCAGGTATCTATCATACTGTTGTTGCGGGAGATACGGTCTATGGATTGAGTCAACGATACGGCAGCACCATCCAACAAATCAGAAGCTGGAACAACCTAGATGCTAACTATACGATTGTAGTTGGCCAGGTCCTATTGGTTGCGGGTGGGCCAAGCTCTTCTACAAGTTCATCTAATGTGGGTAAACCAGCACCTAAAGGAGATATTAAAACAACAAGTATTGTGGATTACCTGAATTCCATTAAACAAGATTCCTCCTATGCTAATCGCGCTAGGCTGGCCAAGCAACATGGTATTAATAACTACAGTGGTACATCAGCACAAAATACACAGTTACTGAATAAGTTACGGAAATAATAAAAAGAGGCTGAGGTATAACCCCAGCCTCTGATAATTTAAGCTCTTTGAACTACTTTACTTTCTTCATAACAATATTTATATAATTCACCAGTTACATAACAATCATGTAATGCTTCATGTGAAGATAAATGGTTTAATTTTAGGAAACTTTTCATTGTTTCAAGTTTGTGGTTCTTAGTAAAATCAATGTGTTTACGAGATAAAGAAAGAGTGTCAATTACTCTGAATTTACGATAATCAATTCCATTAGAGTTCATTTTGGCCAACAAGAATTTTAAATCAAATGGAGCGTTATGAGCAATTAATACATCGTCTTCTAAGTAGTCTAAAAATGGTGGCAATACCTCTCCGATAGTAAGCTTCCCTTCAACATCTTCGTTAGTTATACCGGTAATTTCAGTAATTCTTTGTGGTATTTTTACTTGAGGATCTACATGCATAGTGAATTCACTTATTTTATTTAGGTTACGATACTTTACTGCAGCCACTTGAATTATCTGGTCATCCATTGGAGAAAAACCAGTTGTCTCGAAGTCTATAACCGTAAAATCAGAAACTAGCTTTCTTATTTTTGAATAGGTGAAGTTAACTGGAACAGTTTGATTCTTTTTAACATTTTTACTCATTTGAGAAGACTTTTTCTGTGAATACATATGTATTTGTGTTTTTATTGCATCCTTATGGATGTTGTTATTTATATGTTCAGCTTTAATATTTTTATCATTATTTTGATGTTCTTGTATTCTTTTCAATCCTGATTTACGTCCCTTGTATATTTTTGTTAGGAAAAGAGAAAGAAATACAAATACAATCAAAGTGGCAATGTCTTGACTTCCTAATAATGAAAGCCCCCAGAATAACCAAATACAAAAATATGTAACTAAGAACCACTTTCTTTCATGCCATTTTAATTTTTCGACATCATATTGATACAACTTTTTTCCCCCTTAATTCAAATAATCTTTTAATAACTATGAATCTTATAGACTTTTATCGACTTGACCTAAATACGTTCAATTAGTCGATCTAGCTCATTATAATTAAAAGCCCTTTCTTACTTAGCTGTAGGGGCTTTTCCGTCTATTGTAGATTAGACACTGGATGCACTGGATTTAACAATAGCAGCATTTCCAATCCCGTCATATTTGGCAATTTCTCTAAAAAGTCTTTCGCTTCCTTGAATCTCTTAAACATAAATGCCTCTAGCTCTAAAACTATGTAATAACTATCTGTTGTAGGATCTTTCTGGATTCTATAGAGCCTAAATACAATTTCTGTAGAGAATTGGTTAAACCCTTTTGATAAAATTAGTACCCCCACCTCAGGATGTGAAGGACTTACCGTTGTCCCTTCAATCTGCATTCCCTTTAGCATTTCTTTCGGCACTTCCACTTTTAGATTATTTGACCACATTAACATCCCCCCTCTATTTACTATATTTCGACAATATAACAAATAATTCCTTTTATAATTCCAAAGAAATTCCAAAGGGTTCTATATCTAGGGCATCTTAAGATTCTGCTTTTTTATACAAATCCCATTTCTGATAGTCCCTCAAAGTTCCACCGGCAGCTTGCCACTTGTCAGCATATTCATGATAAACCGCTACATAGTAATTCTCCTTATTTGTATTTTCTTTAAAACTCCAATTAACCCATCTTTCAGAATTAAATCATGTCCCTGCTTCAATTTGTTGATTTCCCATTACAATTAATCTCCTGGATAGTGACTTTAGCATTCGAACTTTATCCATATTCGTTTCAATAGGTCTATTAGAATCTTTGGTTATAACATAGTTTTCTAATATTAGGAAATACCAAATATTATGTAAACGTTGCTTAGTATAAAAACTCCTGAGGAGGGGATATTTACCTTCTGTATTGGGATAATAATCTCAAAAAGGAGGTTTGAAAAATGCAAAAGTTACTAAAAACAAATTTGTATTTGATTATTTTTATACTCTTTATGGTCGTTAGTACTGCCAATGCTCAAAATAATACAGATAAACCTTGGAGTAAATACCCTGATAATTCCCAATTAAAGTTAGAGGATGTTGATTCTTTTTATCAAGGTCTTGATAAAAAGCTATATAGAGAATATCCTAATGCTAAATTAAATATCAGAGAAAAAACTACGTTTAAAGAAATTAATAAAGTTAAATATAGAGCAGATAAGTATCAAAAATCTAGAGAATCAGGAAATGGAGTCCATCCTAATCGACAAGTATATGTATTCATTTCGGTTTCTCAAAAAGGTGATATGAAGACTGCAGTATTTGATGCTGAAAAAAGGCAAATTATGTCGTTTACTGGTCCCTTAGAAAAAGCGAATGAATAGGCAACTTATTAGCTGTCTTAATATCAGTGATTTGTAATTTGGGTGCATGTTTTTAAAGTAGATTCCTGATAACAAACTTAACTTGGGTGGCCGTGATGGTTGCAAGAGAGAGCCTATATCATTTTTATAGGAATTTAAAGGAAAAAGGACCTTCTATTCTTAAGATGTGGATACAAATGGGACAATTTTTAAGAATATACTGAAACTAATAGTAAAAGACCCTCCTCTATTTGGAAGGTCTTTTAACTTTTAACATGAAGAATATTTAATTAATTTATTCAGCTGAATGATATCCGTAGCCTTCCATAAGTTTCACAATCGACTCAAGGGAATAGGTATCATCATAAGTGTAAGAGTAATGATTTAAATCGACCAAACTAGCCTTATTATTCTCATCAAGAATGATATCTGTAAAGCCAAATACGGTAGTGAATTTATCTTCTAGTGAACCTTTATCATCATACTTTTTAATGGTGTAAAGGTTTACTAACGTTCCATTACTAGGTGAGCTGGTAAACCAATCACTAGGTTCGTCATCATCTCGTTTGAACTGTCTATAAAAAGAATGTTCTTTTATAACCTCATATTTATAAAATCCCCAATCAGAATCCTGGTATTCCCTATTGATTCCTTCAGATATTAATCTTTCTATATCTTTAAGGTTTATAATATCGGAATGTTTTTCAGCAACAGCCGTTAGATTAGAAGCAACAAAAGTTGCTTGGCCTTTACCTGAGAGTATATAACCAAGGTTAGCCAATTCGTCTTTTGATTCATCGGACATCTTTACAGTAATTGTATCTCCATTTTTAATTCCACCATCTTGATTTGTTACAAATGAAAGGTTACGGAGATCCCCATCGAAAGTAGTTTCAATTTGTGCGTTTCCTTTTCCACTCGCACCTGTATAGTTAACCACTACTCTCTTCTCAATTTCATCGTCACTTAATTCTTTTGGCTTTTCCAATCCGGAGACAGTAACCTTTATATTGTCCTTAGTCTTGAGTTTATTTGTCTTCTCTTTATCAATTTTTAAACTCAGAGTAATTTCTTCACCATTCGAAAGATTTTCGTCCTTACTCATATTCACAGATATAGATGAGAGCATATCTTCAATTTCAGTAAAAGTCTTAGCATCTATATTAAAAAAGCTATTCTCTGAGACATCGAACACGTCTTTTACTAATTTACTCTCATCTATGGTGTAATCAGCAGTTCCAATGGAATCATACCCACTAAATTGGACATCAAGGTAATCTGATAAATCCGCTTTTGAATTACAAGCTGCAAGAAGTGAGATTAATCCTAAAAAAATAATGGTTTTGATAAATACTTTAAACATAAAATTTCCCCTTTAATAAAATATTCGTATCTAATTTACTACTTACTTGTAATATTTCGGTAATATTATGGAATGTTTTAGTGATATACACCCAGAAATGAAATTCTTCTAAGAATAATTTGTATACACTGTCAATGTATTGCGCCTCTAAATAATAGAACGTTTGTTCGTTTTTTCGCTTGAAAAGGAACGTTTGTTCGTTTATTATTAGTGATAAGGAGGTCTTATCGATGGTAAATTTACATAACAGAATAAACGAAGTAATGGAAATGATATATATGAGCAATAAAGGAGAATTAAGCAAAAGAAGAGTAAAAGTTCTAAGTGTACAGGAAGATGCATTTCGAGCCTATTGTTTTGTTAGAAAACAACAGCGTACTTTTAAAATGATAAATGTTTTATCGATAAGACCAGTTCGGAGCGTTAGGAGAGGTGCATAAAAATGATGTTATCTAAGCCCAAAAAAGTAAAAAAATCATCCAGACCTACAAGAGATGAATTTGAAATGGAAGAGTTGGGGAATGCAATTGAAGAAGCTTACCGGGAGAAAATCGAAGTGATTGTGACTATCTGGCAACGTGAACCACTTAAAGGAAAAATTACAAAGCTGGATGGGGAAACAAAGACTGTCCACATTTTGAGTGAATATGAAACTCATAAAGTAAAATTTATCGACATACTAAAAGTGGAGAGCGCACCTCGTTAATGAGGGCGCTTATTTTATTTAAATTACATTAAGGTCTTTACCAAAAAAAGTAGAGAGAAGAATAAGGAAATTTGTAACAAGAAGAAAAATTTTAGTTAAAATATTCCATAAAATATAAATTATCTATTACAAAATAAAGCAAGGAGGAAAGAGTTAACGGGTCGTTTATTGTGTTGAAACTGACTGTCATACTGGAATGCGCATTAAATATACTTTGAAAAGTGGAGAGATTGCTATAAACTCTAATAAAATTGGTTATGAATAAAGTTGTCTTGGAACTTTTTCAGGTGCAGGAGGTCTAAGTAACAGATTAATAGACTGTAAATTAATGTCGGAATTTTGTAGGTATAAAGACTATGAGCGTGATATAATGGAAATTATCCACTATATCCACAGAATACTTATCCACATATCCACGGAGGTAAATATGTATAATATATATTGTGATGAAAGCTGTCATTTACAAAGTGATAAAAGTGACATTATGGTTCTGGGTTCTCTAGTCTGTCCATCTAATAAAAAGGAAAAAATATATAATGACATTAGGGAAATAAAAAAGTTGAATGGTGTTAACACAAGGCTAGAAGTTAAATGGACAAAAGTTTCTGCTGGGAATTTAAATTTATATAAGGATTTAATAAATTATTTCTTCCAAAACGATTACCTTTCATTCAGAGCAATAGTAGCAACTGGAAAATCAAAATTAGATCATTATAAGTATAATGATGGAGACTACGATACTTGGTATTACAAAATGTATTATCAAATGTTATACCCCCTTCTTAATCCAGAAAGTAGTTATCGTATTTTTATTGATATTAAAGATACAAGAGGTGGGGCTAGAATAAAAGAGCTACATAGAATATTAGGAAATAAAAAAAATGATAAACAAAATGAAATATTAAAAGATGTTAAACAAATTCAATCAAATGAATCTGAAATTTTACAAGTATGTGACCTAATAATTGGAGCACTTTCTTATTTCCATAGAGGTTACTATTATGACGAGTCCAAAAGTTCGTCTAAAAGAGAGCTATTGGATGAAATAACAAAAGTATACGGAATAGGAATGTTAAATAGCACACCATTCTCAGAGTCGAAGTTTAACATCTTTATCTGGAAGCCAAGGGGGACGTATTAATGTATTCCAACAAACTATCTATTCCTCTAGAGATATCAACCCCTAAAAATATAAGTGATACTTTAGATGAACTTTATCTTTTTTTTAAAGATAATATATTGGATAGAGATAAAAGAATAAAGTTATTTGGAAAAGATATATTCATAGACTGTGGCAAAGGTAAATGGATCAGAGGAAAGAATGAAGTTTTTTGGCATCTAACGAGTTTAAAGAAAAGGGAAAAATTCAATGTTCTTCCATGTAGTAATTGTAAATCTTCTAGTATATGCCCTCAAAATTGTTTGGAACCAACAATTGAAGTAATGCTTTCAAATGGTGAAAAAAGAAATATTTGTATTTATCGAGGTAGGAGAATTAATTGGTTTATCGATGTAGTAAGAATGGCAAATGAAAAGGATGAAAATGTTCAGACGTGGAGAGAAAATTTGGGGCAAGGGAAATTTAAATTGTTCCTTAGATTCAGACACCAATCTGGGGACTATGTAGTCATATTTGAAGAAAAATGGAGAAGAAAAGAGTTAATTCAATATAGACTTTTATCAGCATTTCCTGTTTTTTATATAAATAAAAAAAGAGAATTTGATAAAAAATTTAGGGAGTATCAAAATAAAACAACAGAAATTTCAATTATAGGCAATTAA